CCGTATCTACTGCAATAGTAGATACGGGGGATTTTTTCTTTTTGTTATGTATTTAGTGGATTCGTTACTTACTTATAGGAGACTATCATGTATTTCCCAGAAGACTACCACTTGTGCACGGACAGGGAGTGTGAAGAGCCACAGTGCGTGCAGTACTGTGCCGACATCGACAGCAACAGCGACTACCTAGAGTCCATCTACGTCAACACGACGGGATGGGTCGGCGTCGACACGTGGGACCCGACCGCCCCAACCGCGGACTTCGAAGGTAACATCCTACCTTTCTAGTCCTCCCCACATCCCTGCACCGCTTCGGCGGTGTGGGGATTTTTTCTTTTTGTTATGAATATTGCGGGATTTGTATCTTTATTTGAAGGAGACTATCATGTCAAAGGACGTCAACCGGATTACGATTACCGGAAACTTGGGAGCCGAGGTGGACGCTCGGTACACTGCAGCCGGTCGCATTGTCAGCAACTTCTCAGTTGCTGTCAATCAGTCCTACAAGAACACCGACGGCGAAGTCATCAAGTCCGTGGAATGGTTTCGCGTGGTGGCCTGGGACAAGCTCGGCGAGATTTGCAACGAGTACCTTGTAACAGGTACTCGAGTGTACATCGAGGGTCGATTGCAGCAGCGTCGCTACACTGCCAAGGATGGCAGCGAGAAACTCGCTGTGGAAATCGTAGCCGCTGAGATGACAATTCTCAGCGCCCCGCCCGAACAACCACAACCTGCGCCTGCGCCTACCGAAAAACCAACCCTCAAAGGTACAATGGTACCTAAGAAACGGTCAACGGTCTCGGACGAGCAAGCCAACGTCTAAATCAAACCCCTACACAGCATTTCGCTGTGTAGGGGTTTTTTTTATTGAGTTTCGCACATCCCGCTCGCTTCGCTCGCGGGTTAATTCGGTGTTTGGCGATCCACTTCGTTCCTCGCCAAAACCGTGTATTCCCCGATCCACTTCGTGTCTCGGGGTATCACACATTCCCCGAGCGACCGCGGTCGCTCGGGGAAGTCAGAGCGGTGCCGCTGGGTAACAAATGCGCTCCGACTTCGTCGGTGCAGGCGCATTTGTTTTGCCAGCGGACCTGTTTAGCTCGCGCCCTGGCCGCGCAGACTCGCTAGCGCTCGCTGCTGCCAGGGTACATACCTCGCTTCGCGAGGCGCTCGCGTTGGCCGGCGCTTCTCGCTACGCTCGCCGTGCTAACGCACGGTGTGTGCTCGCTACGCTCCGCGCACAGCGCCTACAGCGGCCACGATGGAATCAGAAGCAGCTCGAAACCCAGGCAGCCCCAGCCCCAAACCGAGGCGGCTCGCTGCGGCTCGCTGAGCCAGCCAGCCCAAGAACTGCGCTTGCCCCCGTTTCCAACCCTTTCTGGGCGCTCTTTAGAAATTAGTCTCTCTGTATTACTCCGTTTCCAACCCTTTCTGGGCGCTCTTTAAAAATTTATTGCTTTTTTCTTTTTGTTATATATAATGTGGATTATGTATTTTATAAAGGAGTGTACTATGGAAAGTGTCTTCACAATCGAATTGTTCCACACGGGTCTGTCTGCACTGCAAGCCAACGTCATCCGCGCACGGTACAGCGAGCGAGACCTGCAGGCCCAAAGTCGCACGACCACGCCCATAACCGTGACGCACCAAAACGTCGTTTTTGGAGTCCGTGCCGAAAACCCAGAAGACGCCAGAATTCTGGGCTCCCGCATGTGGAACAAACTCGCTCTAGACGCCCGTCGCTGTGGCCGTGGAGATTGGCCATTCAAAGGAGTCTCTATCAAATCACATGCAGAGGTTTTACTCCAGGAAGAGTGGTTCGAGTAAATACACGCCGGGGCTTTTTTCTTTTTGTTATAGTTGTTGTGGTTTCAATTTTACATTCTGGAGGCGCTATGAAAGCAACACTTCGCGACGTTTTGTCCAGGGTCAATGTCGGTACCATGTACGGTACACTGGAGGTCGAGCTCGGCTCTGACTCGACCCCAGAACACCAAATCGGAACGGAGGCTGTTCAAGAGGCAATACGCTTTTTGAAGACATCCACTTCAGGGCACGAAGACGTAACTGAATTCGAGATTCAGTACGAAAACGGAAACACGTATGTATTCTATCTTGACGCTGACTACTAAGGAGCAAACAATGCCTAAGCACACAATGGTAATCGACTACGTTTTGTCGTCACCCGACTTCGACACAATCAAGAACTCCATCAGCGTATCCGTGTCCGACAATACGCGATGGAACGTCGCACAGGCAGCGGCCATCAAACTCATGCAAAATTCGCCAATAACTCTGCCAACCAACATGATGTCCTGGATTCTGAACAATACGCAAAATCCAGAATACGTGTGGCATCAAGGTGAACGCGTAACCTGCGTTTTTAAACTCCCGCTTCGCCGTATTCGATTCCTCAAAAGCACTGACGAGCAAATTGCATTAGGAAAGTATGCAATTACTGAAGGAGGCTACCTATGAGCAAGCACGACATCTATGTATTCGCCGACAGTGTAAACTGCTCGGCGATTCAAAACACAAAACATGAATGGTATATCTACGAAGACTTAGGTATGGACCTACCAGTATTCACGGGAACTGCTTACGCAACACTCATCTATCTGCGTGGCCGATTGGCACAGAAGCAGTATCAGTACCCAGTGCCAAAAGAAAAACTGAAGACCATACTCAGAGCACTGCTAGATTCTATCCAAGATTACCAGATTGGAAGCTACGTCGCCACCGAAATTCTCGGACTTGTAGCCGACGTAGCTGTCGATGATTGGGACTCTTTTTCCGGATCCGTGCATCTATTAGTAACAAAAGGAGAAGAACTCGGCCTAACGCAAGACCAACAGGTAGTTATCGACGAACTCGACAACTGGCACACATTGTTTATTCACGACAAGGAGAATGCACCAAATGCCAACTAACAAAGCAGCCGTAATCAAAAACATCGCACGCCGTTTGAAAATCAAAGCGGATTGGGACACGTCGGTTAAACTGTGGGACATCCGCTTCAATGACAATGACGGATGGGTGCAGGCCACCACAGGTGAAGCGTACATCGCAATGGTCACCCTCGAGTACGACTACGCTGCTCGAGGACACCGTTGTGAAGTATGCTATCAAGTATACGCCGAATCGCAACAATACATGACAGGCTCAGGTATGCGTACTCTCTGTATCGGATGCAAACACAACTACGTAGAAAAGGTGTAACATGTTCTCAAAACCAATCATGTCCAAAGCGCTGGTCGCCTCTCTGTCAGTGACGGAGGAGGCGGCCAACTGGCTCTACGACACAATCACGCCCGTACTCCCGTTCAACATCGGATTTCTTCAAAAATTCGAGTTTGACATGGTGCCCGCTATCCACCAGTGGGTGCTGGACTACTGCAAAACGTTCAAGCACTTCAGACTCGGCGAACTGCGTGAAGAAATCTTCCACATTCAAATGGGCAAGAATGTGGTGTCTTTGCAACACATTCTAGATTTCCCCGAAACTGAATACTTCGCGGCAAATCTCTCGTGGCCGTTTTTCAACCTAAATGAGTTGGGCCTCTTCACAACCATCATCCCATGGGAAGAACCCAACATAGAAAGAGAAGAGTACGAAGATATCGGTCCGTTCGCACGTCTCTAATTACCAACCCGCAGGTATTCTCTACAAATACTTGCGGGCAGTTTTTCTTCTTGTTATAGTTTAAGTGGGTTTGTTACAATAAGGAGTTTGCAATGACTGCAGTACAGACAGACAAAATGTGGGCACCGTTGGTCGAGGCCTTGGTAGAGGCATTGGAAAACCACGAAATCACCGGAGAATGGAAACAACCATGGACTTCCATGCAGCACACAAATGCTGCGACGCTGCGTCCGTACCAGTCCATGAACGCACTCGCATTGTCAGTAGCGTGCTGGAAAAAACCCCGCACGCACGCAATCTGGGCCACGTACAAACAGTGGCAAACCCTTGACCTCCAAGTCAAGAAAGGTGCAACAGGAACCGCGCTTTGGACTCCTCCACGATTCATCAACAAAGACGCTGACGATGGCAGCAAAATCAAAATGCGTATACATGCAGGCATCTTCTACGTATTTAACGCGGATGATGTAGAAGGTTTTGTGCCACCACAAGAAGAAATTTCTGAAACACAGCGTCTTGTCGATGCAGAATTCTTTCTGCACAAGCAAAGTCCTAAAGTCGTATTCGGCGACCCGACGCGTGCATTTTACACGCCTAACCAAGATTTTATCAACATGCCCGAATTTGTAAATTTCAAATCGCCAGAGGCGTACTACGCCACCCTGGCACACGAATTGGTACACTGGACCGGCCACAAGTCTCGACTTGACCGACTCAGTAAAGACCGCGGCGTTGAATACGCAATTGAGGAATTGGTTGCCGAATTCGGATCAGCCATGATTTGTAGCCACCTGGGTATAGCATCCGAAACTCGCGAAGACCACCAGCAATATCTCAGCCTTTGGTACAGCCGTATCAAATCAGAGCCAGATATTGTACGCAAATGTGTGTTAAAAGCCTCACAGGCATTTAACTATATCAACAGCAGCAGTAATGCAGAGGAGACGGCATGAGCAACGCAAGCTACGTAGCATTTGAACACGCGGTGACTGACATGAAAGAAGCCATCAAGAAAATGGAAAAGTACATCGACGGAGAAGAAATCTCGCCATCAGAATTTCTGTACCTCCGTCAACTGTATCTCCAATGCCAAGAATTCACTGAAGCACTCGACAGTGCAGTCAACGGCGGAGACTTAAACGAAGACTTCACCTGGTAAACGTAATAGCAGCGGGGGTAGAATTTCCTGCCCCCGCACACTTAGGAGACACCATGCACAACCACGATGCACCAACAATCGAAATCATCAAGGCCGCAAAAGACACAATAAACGAGGAACTCTACGAGCGACTCGAAGGTATCGGCACAGCAGTAATGGACAAACTCAAATCCAAGCACTCCTCCCTCGTAGAAAACTTCGATGACCGCGTCATTGAGAAGTATCTCAACAACGTACTGAATGGATACTACGACCCATTTGAAGCTCTGTATGACGAAACCGAGCTAGAACTGGCCATCGAAGAAGCTGACCCGTATCTCAACGAGCGCACGTGCGACAACTGCACAGGCGCGTATGCAACCATTCGCTGGTCAGATGGAGAAGTCCAGAAGGTTTTCTTTTCTTTTATGCAGGTTAGAGAAGATGGTGATGATGAAGCCGTCTTCTATTATATGGAGGATAGAAATGACCTATACGTAGGCTACAGTAACGGGGAATGGACTATCGTAGAATAGGTATCCAATGTCAAACGCTCTAGAGTTTTTCAGGTTCTTTCTTGCTAAACCTAACACACAATTGTCTATACAACAGCGGTTCGCATCGCTGTATGTCTGTAGACTCTATGTTCAGGAAGGAGGTGAGATATTTTCAAGACCGGACCTAAAAAACCACAGACAAATTCTAGAACGTTGGCGCAATAAACAGCGCGTGTGGGTACACCCAGAAGCAGACGCTATCGTGTACTTCCACGCGCTCGACTTAGCCAAGCATCTACGACTAAGCTACACGTTGGCCGAACGACTCGACCCTGACAATCGCATGCCTTAGGAGCACGTGCACAATGCAAAAGCATCTATTGCCTATCAATCTCATCGAGAATACCCAAAACGGTAAACTCAAAGGCGACTCCGTAAACTACAACTTCTTGACTACATATCAAGAAGTCGGCCCTAGCTGCCCAACCAGTTGCTGGTTTCATCCGGAATCCATCCATCTCACCGAACGTAAGCTCATCGGCCTCAATGCGTGCTATACTCTCAAGGGTCAGATGGCCAGACACGTATCCAAAGCCAAATTCGCAAATGCAGTGTGGGACGGCAACGAGCTCAACATCCTGCGTCAAGACCTTGGCTTCAAGTTCCTTATGCACGCCTCAGGTCGCAAAGCAATCGACGGTATTCGCTGGAGTACCGGCGGCGATATTCTGCACCCCGACACTGGCGAGGTGTGGGATGACTTCGTAGACCTTATCATAGACGCAAACAACAAAGCACTCGAGCTCGGTATCCCCACCATTGGCTTCACAGCCACATGGCGTATGCCAGGCGCCCAACGTCTTCGTGGCCACTTCCACGCATCGTGCCAATCAGAAGCCGATGTGCTCGAAGCTGTAGCAATGGGATGGACCGTAGCATACGCAGTGCCCAAAGGCAAAGTAGAAGAAGCGCTGGCATTCTTCAAACTTCACGGCATTGACGGCTGCTGGTGCCCCGAGCAAGCAGGTAAAACAGACTCGTGTGCCAATTGCGGCATCTGTGCACGCTACAACGCCTACGTCCACAAACAACATCCACTAGAGCCTCACTTCATGCGGTATCGTCGCAAAGACCGCAGTATCAACGTACCACGCTCTATCGTGCTCGTCAGCCACTAATCATTAGTAATCGCGGGGTAGTTAATCGCTGCCCCGCAAGAAAGACACAGCAATGCCAATCAGCCAAGACATTCGTGACATCCGTCTTAAGTACGACTGCGTAGTGTTCGACTGGACTATCACAGACGTGGCCAACCAACTTCGCCGCATGCACCCAGAGCTCAGTATCGAAGAAGCATTCGAGCGCGCATTGCCCTTCTGGAACGACAAACTCAAGACGGCAATCGTAGCATCCGTAATCGTCGCAGGTATCGAAGCTATCGAAACATACATCAATGAAAGAGACTACACCAATGGGTAATCGCACAGCAATCGGATTCCGTCGCCTTCATTCAGACCTCAACACTGTGTATTTGTACATCCACTGGGATGACTACGCAGGTATCAAACCAGAATTCTCGCCCCTTGTATCCCATATTGTCAACCACACTCGGCCACGCTGGGATGACTATGTCTACGCCACCCGTATGGCCATCTCGCATGTCATCGGAGATGAATACAACAGCCAATTCGGTTATGGGGTTACGGCAAATCACTATCCAGACATCGACTACCCATCAATCGCAATCATCAGCTTCCACGACCAGTGCATTACCCGAGTAGAGGCCAACCCAACACAAGAAACTCCCGAGGTAGTACTGTGGAGAATCAACTTCATGCACGTACAATACAACTACATAACAGAGTGAAAAAAAAAGCTAGCAGCAATCCAGGCCGGGCATGCATTCGTGCGTGCCTGGCCTTTTTTTTGTGTCGACGATGTCGGCCGCGCTGCGGCGCGGCGGAGTTTCCACGCAGCCAGGCAGGACCCGTGCCTCCTTTCTTGGGCGCTTCTTTCTTTTAAATCAGTTTTCCCAGCCTCTCCCCACATTTGCACCTTTTCTTGGGCGCTTCTTTTTTGGAAATCAGCTTTTTCCCCTCATCTCAGCCAGGCTCCGGATCCACCGAGGGTGCATGAGGGAGTCGGTCGGACTATTTTCGGCCAGCACGCCAAGTTTCCCCGCGATTCGTGCCACTTTTGACGCGTTCTGCTGCCATTTGCTGACGTTTCGGCCACTTATGGGACGTTATGTCAAGTTAACATTGTGATTTTTCTCCCAAAACAAAAGTTTAATAGCACATTTTCGCTCGAGATCGCCGGCCACAGGCGTATTCTGCTGCAAAATAATGAAAATGTCGGAATTCTGTCACACACTAGCTCATTCAGCGTCCCACTTTATTCCTCTGCCATATAAAAGTGACTGGGTAGTCATCATACTAGATAACCCCCAGCCACTATGAATCCCATCCCCACTGCCTGCCGTTTCTTGGGCGCTTCTTTAATTGAATTTAGCTTTTCACACGTCCTCTTTTCTTGGGCGCTTCTTTTATTTAATTCAGCTTTGAGCTCTTTACCCAAATATCCATAATCCGTACCTTTTCGTATGGACTGTCCTGTTCTACTTCTATTCTCGCCTCTAAATCTTTTTTATGCAGAGAAAGTACATATCGTAACGTATACCAGTATGTTGGCTGTTCCTTTGAAATACTAATGTCACAGCGATCAGCCATTGCAAGTAATTGTTTTACTTGTGTTGCTTTTCCTAATTCTGACAGCCATAAAGATGCGGCATCTGTCTTCTTCTTCATACTTGATTCAGATATCTCTTGTGCAGTGCTAATAACGCTCATAGCGTAATCTTCTTCTGTCCAGAGTTCTTTTTGTATGTATTCTTCCATCTTGTATTTCCTTATAATCAGTTCCCCGGGGGAACTTATTCCTGAGTCTGCATACGAGTAGCATGGGCGACCAGTTTATCTGCATACCCCTTGCCTGGTACTGCCCACGTTCCTTCAAGACCTGCAAGAGTAGGTGCACATCCAACAACTTTCGGTGGCAGTGGTCGTCGAGCTGTGTGTTCCTTCAAGAACTCTTTTTGTTCGTGTGTTCTCTCTGGTTCTTTTGTAGCGTATCCAAGTAACCGCGAAATATGTCCGGGGACACTTCCTCGATCCCATGTATCAAAACGCAATCCCTTTTTCCATATGCGAGCCTCGTCGTCATAAGACCATTCCCAGTATGACGCATCCTTTGGTAGGCTCTTTGCTGTTTGCCCTGTTACTCCAATACCAGCGGGGTTTCTTCTTGGACGTTTACTCCAGAAGCTGCTCAAGAAACCAGTCTCGTGAATCATCTGTGCAATTGCTATGCATGGATCTACTCCAATTAACTCGCCTACAGTAAAGTAAGCGGGGATAATTACGTTCTCCAAATCGTGGCGTGTGTAGTTTGACGACACAGGCATACGCTCGAACACATACTCGGTTGCCTGCTTTTGCGTGCACCGTGCAGGTGCCATAACCTTTGAATCTCTCGTTACTGGCTCACTCATTACTCTCTCCCTCTGTGTAATAAAGATCAGGACCCATTAATACCCACCGGCCAGGCTTACCGTCGTCTTGATTCGCTTGGTTAACTATCTCAACGACGGCATCCACCATGTAGTCAAGCATCACGTCTGTGAAGTCGTCATCACTAATGCCAAGAACCATGCCACTTGAAATATGCGGGCTAAGTTCTTTGAGCATTGCTCTCCGCCAATCACTTGCGTTTAGCTCGCTTCCTTGTACCTTTAGCTTCATCTACCTTATCTTCCTTCTCAACAACAGGAAGAACTGACTTCTTCTCGGCAGCTTCTTGATATTCTTTTTCAAAATCAACAGCGTTAAGCTCTAAATCAATCAATTCTTCCTCCGACATAATCAAATCCTCAATGTTCTCTTCATTAACCTCAGCAGGCTGCAGCTTAATGTTGTTGTATCGCACAAGCTCTGCAAGCAATGTTTTCGGATCACTGTCTGTGTAGATCATGTGATACTGCACGTAATTATAAGTTAAGCGAAGTGTAGAGGTAATATCATACAAAACTGAATCAAGTTCCTCTAAATCTTTTCTATTATAACTCAAATTTAGCAAGTTAGCTCGCAATCGTTCTGTGATAACGTCGACAGCTGCTTTTAAAATTTTAATCTGATCTAACTCGCTGCCCATTGACTCAGTCGTCATGACTTTTCTCCTAAATACGACCACGATTTGTTGTTAAGTCTGCTCGGCTTCTCTGGTGAAATGTACGCACACAACGGAAAGAACGCCTGATAAAACTCTTCGTCAGTATGAGGTAACGGCGAAACCGCAGTCTCGTCATCCCCCTCTTCCTCATCTATCTCCTTACCGTCCTCGTCGTACAGCGGCGAGTCTCCAAGGAGATTACCAATAATGTTACCAACGTATTCGTAGTCATCTGGAACCTTTTCTCCCTCGGTAACAATAATAACTGTCCGAGGAACACTAGTTGCAAAATCGTCGTTACCTTCAATCATTAACCAGACAAAGTTCTCGTACTGCTGCACTCTTACTTTACCAGCCGGCGGAATTGAAATCTCAACCTCGCGTGGCATAGTCTTCTGAGCAAGATTCATTAAAGGCTTAATTCTAAACTGTTTCATAGTTTCCCTACTTACTTACTTAGTCTTGCGGATAAAAGAAGTTAGATCGTTAATCCAGTTCTGAATGTCAATCATCTTAGACGAACCTTCGTTCATGCCAGAACGGATTAAGTAGAAAATGTCCCAAATTTTTGTCCACACAATATCCTCAATTTGTGTCTTTGTAAGACCACCAGCTGCAGCAGGTTTTTTCTCCAGCTCTGCAATGCGTTTTTCCAAAGCCACCATTTTTGCCATTGCCTGACTCGATTGTGCGTAACCCCCTTCAGCCCTTTTAGTGGCCGTCTCAATCATTTTGTTCACCAACGCTAACTGAGCTTCGTTAATGTTGACTACCGTGTTCGATACAGTTCCATCTTCAGGAATAAACCCGGGGATTTCCTCAAGCACAATTTTTTTCGACCCCGCCTGATTGTGCACAAAGAAAAGCTTACCCCAGAGGATAGCAAGACCGCCGTGATCTCCCGGGTAAAACAAGACTTCTTGCCTTGTTTTCATTCCTTTTGCAATACGCCATACTCTAATACCAAAAGGCGAACCCGGTGTGGTTGCACCCATAGACGTGATATACAAAGCACCCGACTTGTCTGTAATAGTGTCGGTTTTTGTCGCTGTGTATGTAATTAAACCTGTGTCAATTTTTGCCATGCTCGACTCCTTACTTGTTTAATAAATTTTCAATACGTTTCCCAATCCACGTAATTACGGGAACTGGCCATGAGTTACCCAATGCCCTAAATCTTAAGTAGTCTGGGCATTTTTCAGCTGGCTTGCCGTTATAAGGTATCTTAGTGTAGTTGTCAGGAAAACCTTGTAAGCGTTCATACTCTGTCGCGCTTAAGTTTCGCACAAGAGAGTCGCTAACAGCAATAATTTGAGACTGATCAGTAGACAAAGTGAACGTCTTATTTTCACTCGTAAGGAATCCACTTCCGCCGCCAAACTTATCGCTAAGCCGCTCTCCTCCCTTTTCCCCCGTGTACCGTCCCTTTCCTCTAAACTTATAAGCTATCGCTACAGCATCTCGTCCGGATACATCTTCTTCATTGCCTCGTAAAGGTAAACCGGCACTCGTTTTTGAATCTTCGCTGCTCTCCGTACGTAACCCTGCGCTGCTTTTAAACTCAAATAATACTTGCCCAATGTCGATGTCTTCTCGAGCACTTGCGACAACAAACAAACGTCTGCGTCGTTGGGCAAGTCCGAAATGTTGAGCGTCCAGTACTCTCCAGACAACTGTTCTTTTCGGCCCAACAACCAAACCCGCGTCTGCCCACCTTCTGTTTGATAACGTGATAGGTTCTTGCTCTCCGGCAAGCTCTCCAACAAAACAACCGAAGGCATTGTCTGGCGTGTTGAGAACTCCTGGCACGTTTTCCCAAAAAACAATTGCGGGTTGCTGTCCGTTTGATCCTCTAATTTCGTCAATTGCATCGGCTACCTCGCAAAATTTTAAAGTTAAGTTAGCTCTTGAATCTGTCAGAGATTCTCGATTACCTGCAGTACTGAATGCCTGGCAAGGAGTTCCGCCGCAAAGTATATCCGGGGATTCAGCTACTTTAGATTTTATCAAATCTTCTAGGCCGAGCATGTCCCCGTAGTTTACTACGTCAGGGTAGTGATGCTTAAGCACAGCACTAGGGAATTGATCTATTTCACAGTACCATTGTGGCGCCCATCCGAGCTTGCCCCATGCAACTGTTGCTGCTTCGATGCCTGAACAAACTGATCCGTAAGTTAGCACGCGCTGCTCCTTAGTAAGATACCGTAAAACGGCTGGTGCCAGAGACGGGAGTCGAACCCGTACGAGTGTTCCTCAACGGTTTTTAAGACCGTAGCGTCTGCCATTCCGCCACTCTGGCTTGGTTGTCACCGGTTGGAATCGAACCAACGCCATTCAAGTCCCTACCACTGGGCGACGGTGACACTTAATTGGTGGGCCAAGCAGGATTCGAACCTGCAACCAAATCGTTATGAGCGATCTGCTCTGACCTTTGAGCTATTGGCCCAGATAAATACCAGCGGAGCTCTATTACCCCGCTGATATCTATTATACAATAATTTAATCCCAACGGTCCCAAGGCGTACGAAGATAGTTATAGTATCCCAGGTAATCGTCCAGTTTTAAAAGACCCCCGTATATGTAAGCCTGCTCAGCCATGATACCGTCTGCCACGTAGTCAAGCGTATAGCGCAAATATTTCATTACCTTACCGCGAACCATGTAACAAGAAGTATCGATGTTGCCGACACACGGATACGCGGTGGGCTCAAGTCGTACACTGTTGTTTCTCCACACTTGCCCCCACGTAATCATATTCAAGTGGCCGTAATTTAAGTCCTTGACCGTATCATACCATCGAGGATGAATAATATTGTCGTCATCTAAGATGTAAATCCAGTCTTCATCGTTAAATTCAATTGAGTCAAGTGCGTAATTCCGATTAGGATTACCAGCAAAACCTGTGTACGGAGAGTGCAACACAACAGCGTTTTCAACTTCTGGCTTGTCCTGCACAGACTGGTCGTATACAACTACCCAACGGCACTCTTTTGGAATAGACGCGCCGATTTCTGCTAAGTTTTCCGGGCGAGTGCAGGGTGTAATAATGTAGATCATAAATTTTTCCTTCTTACTCAGCTAAATTTTTCATAAACTCTGAATTACATCTGTTAATTTGGTGCAAAATAACGTACAGCTCTCCAGAGTCATTTAGTATTTTATTATCTTGAACGTTTAGATCGTCAAAAGAAACACTATCCAATGTCAGTATTTGAGAACTTTTGTATGGTAGGATTTTTGTAGAACCTGCGTGTGTGTGGTTATAAATGTAAATATTGTACAAGCCTTGGTCCGGAACGTTTCTAAAACCTGGCTTATTCTCCCGCGCGTCGGCGTAGAATTTTAAGTACTTCACGATACCGGCATACTTACCTAGAGTCGTACCTGCACACACTACTGGCTGATTTTCAAAATTCTCAATGTTGTAATCAGCCGCGGCAGACGCCTGTTCAATCCAATGCCTGTTTAAACCTGAACTACTATTGCTTCTGTCCGAGAGTATGTTTCGTTCCGCGGCACAGTACAGCTGCTCTTTAAACTCTATAGAAAACGGATCACCCTGGAAAACAACGTCGTCTAGATCACTAAACATTATCTTATCGACGTCTTCAGCAGACCATTTAGACAGTATGTCGTAGTAAATTTCAAAACGATTTAACATCAACTCGTACTTAAAGACAAAGTCACTGTAAATTTGAAAGTTGTATTCAGCGCACAGATCCTCCAGCTCCTTAAATATTTTACCCCTCTCGCACAATATAATTACTTTGCAATCCTGATTGTACTTTCTTAAGCTCTTTGCAAAATAGTATATCCCACCCTTGTCAGTTTTTAAACTGTTGTACCCACTATAAACACCAAAGATGACGTTCATGCTGCTACCGCCTTTTACATTTTTAAATATGCCAAGATTTTATTTTTCCACCGAGTAGTGGTTGGTACCGGCGGAGGGAATCGAACCCCCGACAACCTGCTTAGAAGGCAGATGCTCTATCCGCTGAGCTACGCCGGCATAGTAACAGTACCAACGACTTTCATCGTTGGTACTATTATACATTACCTATTCGGGAGTCTCAGTTGTTTCTTCAGCCTTCTTGTCAGCTATCAATTCTTCTAGCGTTTCAATCGGACTCAGAGCGTACACCATATTAAAAACGCCTGCTTCGCAATCAGGGCAGAAAGATACAGGAAGGATACCAATCCATCCCATAACACCCCATTCTTCCTCGTCGTAGGAAGTACCGCAAATCGAACAGCCTTTACCCATAGGGTGCAATGGATCTTTTTCCGGATTGTACTCCGGGTTGTTTGTAATATTCTCAGTCATGTTACTTACCCCACTTTCCTCGTCGTAAAATAATCATAATAATTGCGTAGCTAGCCAGGTCCATGAGAGTATCGTCTACTGACTCATTCTTTGGTTCCTTGGGCTGCGACCATTTACCAGTACCAATGTCCCACCCCATCAGATTCATAAGGCGAGCTGTCTTATCCCACAGGCGAACAGCTACTCCTTGCTCGCCAGCTCCTTTAATGTTCCATGATGAGTAGTCGGCTGTCTTCTTCTTGTGCATCTCGAGTAAGCTATCTAAGATGGCTTGAAACTCCTTGGTCTGCTCCGGAATAAGGTGCTCGTTCTTGGGCATATAGCCGGTAGACTTAAGAAGCGGAACGAAGTCCTCGCTGCTAAACTTGTCACTAAGGCCGTTCTGTGCTTTTTCAAGGGTTTTACGAGCCTCATAAACTTTACTCAACAAATCAGGATCATGCATCTTTATTCTCCAATAATGAAATTTCTTGCAGCGCTACAAACTCCTGCTGAACCAGGCTCCACGCTTGCTGAGCAATCACGCGATGCTCTTCTTGCGTATCTAACTTACAGCGAACGGCACAGTAATGAAGCCAAGAACGAAGTGTACCGTTAACGTACATGCGAGAATTAATCAAGCCCTCGGGGAGTATGCTGCGGGCCACTTCTTTGGCTACGCCGTTCTGTATCGCCCAGTTATAAGTACGTGCCACTTCAGCCTGAAGGGCCATTTGCTTTGCTTCCCAGGCGTCATGTAAATCCTGATCGTCGGTATGCAGACTGCTTTGACGATTTTTAGTGTCTTGCAAACGCAGATCTCGAGTGATCATGCCTAAATCATCTAAGGGATTTGCGTACCGTTGACTGAATTCTTGAAAAGAAAAACTACGATGACGCAAAATCTGCCGAGCGACGTCACGAGTTGTGTTAATCTCCATTACCACATTAACCATTTCAAACGGAGACCAGTGACTGTGCTTGACGAGATAGCGCAAAAGCTTAGCTGCTGTTGCGTGGTTTTCTTGATTCGACGGGTTAGACACTCGAGCGGTGTAGGCTAAGAACTCAGCTACTGTAAGGTCGATAAGCTTACCAGTTGGCTTTGTAATCGCAATCATCTCTACTGATCCGCGCACTGACATTACTTGCCTCCTAAAAACAACATAGGGTCTACATCAAAGAACTGCGAAAGCTTAATAGCCTCTACTACTGTAGGCTTGCGATTGCCGTCTAACACTGTCTTAAGTGTGTCGACAGTAACGTCCATAAAATCCGCTAGCTCCTCTACAGTAGCCTCCGACAACTTAAGCTCTTGCTTAATCAGCGTGTGTACGGTACTCATTGACTCTATCACCGTCCTCTCAAATAAGTTAAATACTCGCAGGCCAGCTTCAAGTCTGAATTATACCACAATCTGCCGTCCGGTAGGAAAATAATCGCTCCGCAACCGGTACTAGCAGTCTCCGCGTAGCCAATTTCTTTTGAGAACGCGTCAATTTTTTTATAGGCGCCCGTTAAAACCGCTAACCGTTCCTTGCCGTGCTTAATAAAAGGACGTAACAGCGTTCCAATGTGAGTGTGTCCGCCAACGCCGATATCAAAAGGAGCGGTCAATCGATCAAACCCTACCTCAATGCCGTGAGTCGGATTAAAAATACTACTATGCTTCCATTTGTGGCGAACAAGAGTTTCCCAATGCGCGCTGCCGCAAGTAATAGTTACCTGTGCCTCAAAGGGATCATAGATCACATGAGTCTGACCAAGCAAGGATGGTATGATGTCGATGCCAGAAAGCTTTGTGGTCCAGTTGTCGTGGTTACCACTAACCACAAGCAAAAGCTTTTCGTGAATAAGCTCAAGCCATCTACGAAACATAGCAATCTCAGCATGAAAGCTGACTGCTTGGTTGCGCTGAAGCCCTTGTAGTTTTGAAACAATCCAATTGTCGATACCATCTCCATGAAATGCTGCGTACATTCCAGGCGTATCGCGAATAAGCAACGTGTCTTTCAAAATAGCTGAGTAGTCAGTGCCTATATTGCCTATGTGCAAGTCCGATAAAAAAGCAATACCGGTTGGCTTCGACTCTAGATGTATGTACTGTTTTTTTCGATGGTCCGCTGTCTGCCTGTAGTCGCTGTGAGCCGCAGCGGCAGCTTCCCACATCTTATCTGCTTGAGCAGGGTCATACTTGTTTGGGTCGACAGCCCTGATTATCGGAAACTCTACGTCTGCTTCGTCAGACGCAAAGCCCGCAAGATGTTCCTGAAGAGCCGTAATTGCTTCCTGTTCCGTTGCAAATCGGCCACCGTGAATCATCTTCTTTTGAACGCTATCCCACCATCGTATACCGTATCGGCCGTTGCTAAAGTAAATTCCCTTCATGATTCCTCCTAGTTGAGCTCTAGGTCCTTTTCAGGTAGTTCTGTAAAGGTGTCATAGTATGCTCCAAATACATTCTGAGCTGCTTGCTGTAGCTGCGGAGGTATACTCTTTAGCACGCTTTTGTCATGCACCTCAAGCTTTCTTCCAAGAAGCTCGAAAGAAAACTTGAGGATATCCTTAGTAACTCCAATATGCAAATCTCTGCGAGTCGCTATTTCAAATATTGAATAACCCTCGCACCAGTCTTGAAGTATCTTTAACGATTGAGGATGGTTGTCTAAAAGAAAATGGCTATTTGCTTTGACAACCACCTCAATGTTAATTCGATCCTCGTCTGCTAATTTATTAGAAAACCAGTCTCTAAACATCTCCCGTAAAAGTAAACGACTCTTCATTGGCTTCCTCAGGCCAGCAAATATCTCGATGCGCGCAGACACGGTCGCAAAAATAGCTTCGTTCTATTTTAGAGTACGCAGTGTCGTTGAGTATCGACGTCAGCATGGCTTCTAGATTTTTTATTTTCTCATCGTAATTCTCCATGACTCTTGCTTCTAAAAGTTCAGAAGTACGCAAGTGGTGCCAGTAAACAGCTTTAGGTTTTTTACCAAACAGCTGCTCGTAAGCCCACACGTAGATCAGTAGCTGCGGATTGACTGCTAGCTCCGCATGCGTAGGCTTTTTCGACGTGCTCTTGTGGTCAACAATTTTCTCGTCAACTGTGATCATGTCGATAAAGCCACGCATAAGAACTAACGGATTTTCTGAAGGAAAGGGCAGCTTAAATCCATACTCGATATGAGATGGAGAGAATTTTTCCCAGTCCATGTCGCGCACAATTTCACGGCCAAGTTGCGAAGCCTTCCCAATAAGATGAGTTGCAACTAGTCCATTCTCGCTGTTGACTGCTGAGGCAATAGCCTCATTGTAGTAACGCGAGAATACCTGCACAGGTGCATCCTTGCCGTCGCCATAGTAATGTTCGATTGCATGGTGCAGTGCAGAACCCATAACCGTATAGACATGACGATTACTAGTCAGTCCGTCTATGTACTGTAGCTTGTACAGCTGAGCACATGTCTTGTAAAGATTGAAACGAGAAGCACTAAACTCAGGTAGGGTCATTAGCTTGTCCAATCGGCGAATCAAATCGCATTTTTATTGTGTACGCCGAACTTGCAAACATTGACTTAGCATACTCAAGAGACTTAACGTACGCCTCGTGCTCAGCAAACTGAGCTTTTAGCTCAGCAAGCTCGTCAAGCAGCGCGGATGTTTCTGAAATCTTACGAGATCTTGCTACATTGCTGCGAGGCTTGTCCTCTTCAACAGCGATTTGCTGCTCGATACGCTCGATGTCCCGCTCTTTGAGAATAATCAACTGCTTGAGTCTCCCAAAACCTTTGTAAGCTTGCGTGACTTCGTAGTAATCTGGGCAATTTTGTACCCAAGTCTCAAGATCTCCCATCTAAGTCCTCCCTAATACGCTCGTCGACTTCCAATGCTATCTGCTTCATGTCGTAGATAAGGACGCAGTTATCCATTCCCTGCGCTTTTTGCCCCTTGTACTCATACCAAGCACCAGCTTTCTGAATTATATCATACTCTAATGCCAGCGACAATACATCGTACTCAGGTCCAAGACCCTTACCGTTGAGCATCACGTATTCGCATTTTTGATTACCGCCGCCCTGTTTATTCTTAGCTACCGTCACTTGTATGTACAGCTTGTCTTCGTCAGTTCGTATCTTAGCAAGCTCGAGAGTAATCCGGCTGAAATATCGCAAAGCGTACGGCCCGTAAGGTTTCTTTTCGCTTCTGGCCATAGTCGATATGTTTGCGCGGTACTGATTAATAAATATAAACAGAGCGTTAGCGTTATCAACTAAGCCAAGCAGCCGCAATATCCATCGAGACAGTAGATTAGCAGAGCCTGCCATGCGTGCCGGGTCATCGATTTCTTTATCAAATTCGTCTTTGGTTATGAGAGCAGGAACGCTATCAAAGACTACTACTTGAATACCTTTTTCCAGCAGATGCTCGATTACAGGCAAGCCTTGCTCCGCATAGTCAGGACGATATACAAGCACCTTGTCGAGGTTGACACCAATCTTACCGGCGTAGACAGAATCAAATGTCCGTTCAAGATCGACAAACAACGAGTTTACTGTTCGTTCAACTTTACCGAGTTGGATAGATACTTCTTTTATTCCTTGGCGCTGGGCTTGAGCTATGTAGTCAAGAGCCAGTGTTGTCTTGCCGTGCCCCGGCTGAGCCAAGAGCTGCATGATTGTGCCACCGCGTACGCCCTCAGAATGTCCAAGGGCTCGGTTAAGTGACTTAATAGACGAGGGATAGAATTGATAAACCTGCGCGTCACTGCCTACAAGCATGCCGTCCAGGTTAAGCTTCTTACTCATTTGCTGCTGCCTTTTCGATAAGGGGAACAAAAAACTCAGGAGACTTCATTAGCGTAGCCAAAGCAAGTGATGCTTTTTGATACGCTGCCAGCGGACTCATACCGTAGAACAATTCGTTCTGATCCGGGATGTCCTCGCAATCAGATGTTTGTACTATGTGAGCTACCCATTTGTGGTGCTCTTCCGGATCCGGTTCCAAGTTCTTAAAAACAAAAATCTCCATCTCAATTGTAAACGGCATACATTCTCCTTACTTGTCGTACTTCATTGATATAGCGGGGTCAACTTTAACGGTCAGCCCCAGGTTGGGAAGAACCTCGCGAGCGGATTCCTCCATTGCTTCCTTTAGTATCATACGCGCAGTTTCGGAATAGTCAAGTGTGCTTTCGACAATGATTTCGTCGTGCACTGTCGAAACAATAACGGCTTTCTTCATGTCAAGCCTATCAAAGGTCTTAACTAGCGCGAGCTTAACCATCGTAGCCGACAGCGCTTGAATAGGGAAGTTGGCCGCTTCTCGTTCCGCAGCTTCTTTCTTCCACTTAATCGTGAAGTCTTCGGACTTCCAATAACGCTTTCTACCGTAGCTGTCGGCTACCCAACCATTAACAACTGCTGACCTTGAGCTTTTCTTCAACCATGCAGTTGCCTGAGGAAACATCTTTTTCCACTGGTCAATAATAGCCTCGCCCTGTGCCGAATTGTACTTAGCGCCGACAGGAGCGAGCTTAATAGTCATCTGTTTAGCTAGATTGTCACCGCCTACGGAATAAGCAATCGAGTAGTTAACCATTTTAGCTGCCTCTCTCCATACTTTGTAAGGGTGTTCTTTTTTATTCTCGTTTGTAATGTCCTTTACATCGAGTACGTGCTTGGCTACGTATGTATGAAGGTCGTCCAGGTTAGCTATAAGCTGCTCGTCTCCACTAGCATCAGCAATGATCACCAACTCAATAGTCGAGTAGTCGGCGATAATAAGGCGGCGGCGGTCATTCGCAACCGCAAATGCATGGCGGATACTATCCTTTATTCCAAGGTCCTTCATCTTTTGATCAGACGGAAGATTCTGTAGATTAGGACGGGAGCTACTAAACCGACCGGTAGCCGCTCCTATTTGATTAAACGTGCAGTGAATGCGATGAGTAACTGGGTTCTCCATTTCCTGCAATCCTTGAACGTACGTAGAGTACAGTTTGCGAGCGCCCACTAAGTAAGCATAAGAATTTAAACGATAGTTATCGTAGCGCCCATATGCTTTGATAGAGTCGATCAAAGACTCATCAAAGTTACTAGTGTCGACTGCATGCTTGTGTGCCTGTTTTCTGTTCTTAAAATCCCATTCAGTAACTACGCGCGCATTCAGACTCTCTAAGTCAACGTCTACTGAATTGAAGTACTTAAGCATCTGCTGATTCGAAGAAGTGTTGGCCGCCGAGTAGCCGTCACGAGAAAACACAATCTCCTCGGCTGACCCAGATTCAATAATCAACCGCTGCAGCATTTTTTCCGAATTGTCGATAAGAGTCTCAAAAGTGGGCTCGAGTTTCTTCAAATGCTCTGCATTAAAGGGCATTCCAAAGTACTCCATCATTGCCACAACCTTCACCAAACGTGCCTCTAGTTTGTAAGGGTTCTGCATGTTCTCGCGCTTTACTTCGGCAATTTGCTGAGTAAATATACCTCGCAAGACAACGACATCTGCAACGGCATACTCAAGCTGCTCGCTGGTAATTTCTGAAAACGTGCCGTCAGTGAATTGGTCCCTGACTGTCTTATCAAGGTCAATGTCCAAACGCCGCTTGGCAATGCTCGCCAAGTCGTTACGAGTTCCAATCAGTCCGGCAGTTAACATAGCCTCTACTACACGAGTATCGTGAATAGGGTCAACTATGAACTTACCGAAGTGATAAAACACCTTGATGTCAAAACTCGCATTCTGAAAAACTTTAACGATGCTTGCGTCAGTTAACAAAGTTGATAAACTTTTTACACTGTCGACAGGCAGCGCAGTGTAGTCGTAAACAAATACCTGCTCAAACGTAGCAATCTGAATCAACAGAAGCTTAGACTGCCGCGGGTCCAGACCGGTTGTCTCGGTGTCGACAAAAAGTCTACGAGGTAGACGATCAAGTTGTTCCGCAATCGTCTCTAGAGACCGCTCAAGCTCTTCCATAGTTCGCACATGCTTAATCGACACAGCGCACCTCCAAAGTGTAGGCATCGAACATAAACGCAATCCCTTTGTGCACGGCTACTAAGCGACAGTCCTCAAGTACGACAACAAGAGCACCGGCATCGCAGACAAGTCGTATACACTTCGGAGTATAGGACTTACCTTCAGCACTCTTTCTCTTAGTTGGCGGATTTACTAACGCGGTTAACTTCTGCAGCTCTACCGACAAAAGTTTTGTGCTGAACTCTAGCCCGTCGAACCGAATCAGCACCTCTCGTCCGCAAAGCGGATCAAGAAGTGCCTGTTCTGGAAATTCTTTGCGCTTCATACGTCCTCTATCATCTCCTTAAACCGTTCCAAGGTCATAAGATAATATACCACGTAGTCAACTAAGACACAAACAACGCCGGGTGGTTCTTTGCATAGTAGAGAACGTTCTAAAGGCATTGCAAAAGTCTTTGCTTTGCTCTTACTGAAGTCCAATACATGCGGAGTTTCTACGACGTTCTTTACTACTTTCTGCAAGTCTATCGACCTGATCAAAACATAATCGTCTTGTCGCGCATGATATCTGTAAACAAGCATTCCAAAGACAGCGCTCATTTGCTGTGCTTCTAAATGAATCTTAGAAAGCCAGGCCTTGCTTATAGATATCGACGGCCCGTGACGATCAAAAAGTTCAGTAAGCTTGCACTCAATCACGTACCTACCTGGACGGTTGCTAAACAAGACCGTCACGTCTCCTTTAGTACTGCCCGCTCCGGACTGAGGAGTCCTATCTCCTCCCAAATACTTAGCAACTCTACGCTCCATAGCCTTTGCTCTTTGACGATTAAGGCGGTTGCGTTCTTTACGCTCCGCCTTCAATTCGTCTAGAGCAGCTTTACTAGTTATGGGCTTGCTGACTACTGAACTTTTGCGTACTCCCATTAAATATCACCGTGCTCATTCCAAGTTTACCGTTACGGTTCTTGTGAAATTTTAAACTTATAGCCCTGTTACCATTGTCGTCCGAGATGTCATCAATTGGTGCCATTTCAATGACGGCGTCAGCTACCTGCGCTACCTCTCCGGAATCGCGTACGGCATCTAATCCTTCGCGTCCTTTTGTCATTTGACTAAGGACAACGACAGAAATGTTAGCTTCTTTAGCGGCTTCTTTCAACGTCTGTGCCACCTCGCCAAGATCGTTATTGCGGTTACCCATCGAAGAGTGCCTGACAATCTGTAAGTAGTCGAGAAAAACTACCTTACAGCCTAAGCGTGACGCATCTCTGATTTCTTTTCGTATAGTTGACAAGCCTACCGTGGGGTCGTCTATTACAGACATCGGCAGGGACTGCAGATACATAACCGCTTGCTCAATTTTATCAGCTTGTTCCTTTGTTACTCTGCCAAACTGCAGAGAACTGGCGTCTAGCTTGAGTAAGTAAGCAACCCAGCGAGAGATCAACTGTTCTTTACTCATCTCAAGAGAAAAGAAAAGAGAACGGGTGTTGTATTGGCGGGCCATTTCTAGCATTGACTGCCCAATTAAAGCCGTCTTGCCTGTGCCTGGCTTTGCCATAATGATGTTAAGCGTCTTAGGAAGCCACTCGCCACCAAGCATCGAGTCTAAAAACTTAATGCCGGTGTGAGTAAATTTGTAGCTTCCGTCAACTTTTTGATTCAGATCTCCAAGCATTCTTTGAGCACCCGGCACCAAGGTTGTGTCGTGGGCTTGGATAATCGGCGGGAAGTTTAAGACCTGCTCAACCTTCTCCTCATTCGGATAATACTGCCTAGACTCAAAATCAAGCGACTTCGCTGCCTCAAATAACTGCCGACGACGAGCTATGATACCTAACTCGTCAATCACTGCTTGCTGATTCACCGTAACTTGCACAAGCATTTGAGCAGGCACGTCCCCAGCAAGAGCCATGCGCATAACTTCGTAAGAACACTCACCATAACGAACATATGCTTCTTTCATTGCCAGGATAATATCCTTGCGCTCGTCTGTAAAAAGCGCAGGAGTTATCATGTGAAGCATTTCTGGGTTACCCATAAGCGATGAAAGCAATCGCCACTCAGCGTCCGTGTCGTAGTACATACGGTCTCCTTAATAAGCGTGCCCACTCGTTGTACGGTAGAGCCTTGTCTACTACCAGTCTAAGCTCTTCTGGACCCTTTGTCAATAAGTAAGTATCCAGATCCATCTTTTTTTCCTTACCCAGAGGCAGTGTTGCTACCTTTAGCTCGGGAATCTTAGAAGCCAGCTTATCAATCGCCTGGTTTACCGACTCCCTTACCGAAGGATCGTTTTGAGAGTCGAACAAGACCGTTTGAGAACCTTTAGACATCGTACGAATACGCCATCTCCATGTAGATATTCCAGGTACTCCAACAGTGGAAAACCCAAACTGAGCAGCCACAATTGTCTTTATTTCGCCCTCAGTTATCAAGTGGTCAGTCGCCAAGGAATTAGCGTTGTAAGGCCATTCCGATGCTCCTCTAGCAGCAGTACCTCCAAAAGGTCCTTTATACTTAGGATCTGAATTGTCGACTGATCTTGCTCGTATGTCTACAACTTCACCACTAATTGGATTGAAGTAAGGAAATGTCAATCTCCCTGCAAGGACTGGGCTGTGGGCTGAGTTGTATAACCCACTGCGTATACCTAAATCAGCAAAAAATCTACCGTGCCTGTCTGACTCGGGACAGTACCCGATACAATACTTCTCAATACTTTCTTCACTGATTCCACGCGACAAAGCGTAGCGAAGAGCCGCACCGTCTAAGCACGAGTGATAATACTTAGACACAACAGTGTAGAATTCGCGTATCTCAAGCAATTCGGCGGAGTCTTTTGCAAAAGACACGGTAGAGTCTTGATCGTTGTCTGACTTTGTCGGAGTTGACCGATAACCGCAATTAAAGCAATAGCTTACATCGTTGTCTGGAGTGACATACAAATTGTCTCCACCGCATTGAGGGCAGTCTGTTTTGTATCCTCGTGCCATATCCACCTCAAATAAAAAAGCTGGGCGGTGTTTTCACACCGCCCAGCAGTTTAAACCTACTCGTCAAACAACGTATCCGCGCTAGGGACTGATGCGGTCTTTGACTTTGGACTATCGATTGCGGACTTTACAACGTCTGCAACATTCTTAGAAGTCTCGAGCAACCGAGGCATTGCAGTGATGTTGTAAGCGCGCAGTACTTCCGTGTAATCCATGCCCTTAAGGAGGTCCTTAATAGCATCAGGTGGGAAAGGTTTAGCGTAGCCCTCAATGTCGTACATTGGCAGACTCAGCACATCAGAAGGAATAGGATCACGATTAGCACCGACGTAAACTGCGCGATTGGTGTTAAGGCCCTTCCCACGAGTAACAATTTCGATGTCTACCATCGTGATTGGAATCAACTCGTTCGTGTCGTCATCAAATACTGACTTACTAAGTTCCTCAATTTCATTAAGGAGGCCATTCCGACCTTGTCCTGAAGAAACAGAGCCTTCCAGCACTTGCACCTGCATGTTACGCTCAGGCTTCTTGCCAATAACCGGAACTACTTCGCCACTCTGTGACGTCAGATATTGATTCTGATTGTTTCCGTAAATCAACGAGCCGTCGTCAAGCTTCACTACCATGCTTTTGTCAAGCACGTTCATAAAGAACCGGCGTCGAACGCCGTCGTTATACTGCTTAGGAAGCAGAGAACGAGCCGAGTAATCAAGAAAGATTCGACGCATAACATCAACCTCTCCCTTTTTAGCCGTAATCCACACAGACAGTACTGTCTGACCCAAGAGCGGTTCACTTGTGTTTTGTGGATCAGGAAGAAACCGAATCACACGCTTACCTTCGCGCACGTCAATGAATGGATTTTTGCCGTTTGATGAGCCTGCCGTCTGCTGTTGCGATGCCCCGCCAATCATCTTACCGAATGCCATTGTCTTTCTCCTGCATTGCGACGAGTTCTCTCGCCATAGAATTAAGTTCGTCAAGCACTGCTTTCCGTACTTCGCTATTGATATTACCACTAGCCTCGAGCCGTGTCAATAGTCTCTTGGCATATTTCTTTGCCAACTGCTCAATCTTATTTAAATTCTCCATTTATAATCTCCACGAATTGCTGAGCAATCACAGGCCACTTAAACTTTTCCTGATTGATATGCTTCATTCCCTTCGCTCCAAGAGTTTTTCTGTATTCTTCGTCAATAAACAGTTTATGCAGAGAAGCGACTGCACTTTCCATTTCAGTTACATGGTGAATCGTGTTAAGGCCCCGATCGGTTAGCGAAGGGAACGGATAAACATCCATGTAATGAGCGTTACCTTCAGGCCACTCGGCCAAGGCAGAGTGATTTGGTAAGATAACTGGAACACCTGCCGCCATTGCTTCGGATGCTGGTAAGCACCAACCTTCTGCAGCTGTTGTGGTAAAGAAGACGTCCGCGGTATTGTAAACCAAGTTCAACTGCTGAGGACTAAGCCCCGCATCAGGACGGAGATTTGGTGACGAAATGGCAAGACGATCTTCAATTCCGAGGTACTCGCACCATTGAATGATGTCAATTCCAAAATCTTGCAAAGCGCCGTGGTAATAGATCTTTACCTGCTTTGGAAGATTGTAACGCTTGACCCACTCAGCAAAATAAAAGAAAGTGAGATCCAAACGTTTACGAGGCTGATTGCGCTGCAAACACAAAACAATATAGTCGTCTTCGCTCAGATTCATCTGATCTCTGACTTGTTTGCGACTCAGATTCAGCTTGTGAAAAATCTCAGTGTCTACTCCGTGCGGCACAACCGCGACATTGCTCAAGCCGAGGTGCTTGCCGGCATTGTCAAATCTGTACTCAAGTTGATTTTTTCCGAAGTTAGTGTAAGTGACCACACGGTCGTAAAGGCGGAGACCGTCAACAAAGTCCTGTTTAATGTTTTCAGCATCAACAGGAGTGTACACAAAAAACTTTGTATTGAGGTCAGGATTTTGTTCTTTTAGGTTAGTAAATATCTTTGCGTAGTCCATCGCAATCCAAGGATCGTTGAGAACAAACAGGATGTCTGGACGAACTTTCATCAAGATTTCGCCAAGCCTGGTTTTTCCCCAAATATCGCCACCGCTCCCGCTAGCCGGATACACACGAAGACCGTCCAATAAAGGACTGTAGTCACCGTAGAAATTAACAGCTAGCACATGCATCTCATAATGCTTTCTGAAGGTGTTAATCAGATTATTAGCAACAACACCAAAACCAGTCTGAACCGGAAAATCACCCACAAAAAGCATTTTTGGAATTACCTTACCCATAGAGCCTCCTAATAAATTTTAGTTCCAATAATAGTATTCAAAGGCTGTCTTGTTGCTTTTGGCTGTGCTATTCTTGTCTTGAATAACGTCTCAAGCTCAGACAGTAAATGATCAAGGACATGGTTCATTGACTTAGAACTTTCCGTATTGGTGTATCTAATGTCTTCAGTAGACCAGGAAACAAACGTTTGTGAGCTAGACGTCAACTTTGCTAAGTGAATTAAGTAAACGGCTGTAATTGTTATTGCTTCTTCGTCAGCTTGCTCAATAATAGGCGGACTGGGTTGCTCAAAATCTAAAAAAGGATTGCGAAAAACATCGTTTTCTTTTAGACTTGTTGGCATAAACGCATACCCATTAACTGTACTAGCCCAGAAATATCCTTGCTGAGCCGCGTTTGCAGGCTGCTCCGGAGCAATTAATCCGGAACTCCATATCTGATACTTAGCTCTCCAACGTTTTTGCAAAAATTTAACAGCGTTGACTATCGAAGTTCTTACAAGTGCGTCTGAATTAGCAGTTCCATCAAAATCTCCTAGTCTCAACTTTATCCCATCGATGAGATAGTCCATATTTGTTACAGTAATTATCATCTATATCTCCATAATTATAAGTTTTTTAATTCTATCTGTCAAGCGGTGGTTGTGGCCACGTAACGTTTCCCCATCCTGCGGTGGCAACAAGAGCTGGCAGATCTCTAAGAGCCTGTCGATACTCTCGCCACTCAAGTAGTTTGTCAGTGGTTAACCCGGTATCCGGCAGCTGAGTCCAGTCACTCTCGTACAGAAACGTGTTGCGTCTCGTCCGGAGTTCTCGCAGGGCTTGCACAAACGTAAAAGGTTTCTCTTGGACAACACTCCCCTCGGGCAGAGGGGCAGAGTATGGCGTACCATACTCATCCCAATAACCAAACGTAATTGTCTCTGGGTCATAAATTTTAAAAATAATCATTATACACCTATAGCCTGGAATATATTCATAATTGGGGATGGTGCTGCGAAGGCTTCATTACTGACATTTAAAGTTGTGTTTGATGATGGTGTAAGAGTGACTTTGTAGGTTGAACCGGCTGAAGCCCAAAATCCAATGTTGAAGTTAAAAATGTAGCCCCCACCAGTACTTAAACCAGCCCCGTGTAAAGTACTTACGTAGTTAACAGTCCCTCGTGTCAAACTCATACGAAGACTTGTCAAGTTAGCAACTGTTGCAAAAGTTGCTGAAAACATATAATAACCAGCATTGTCTATAGTAATGGTGTCGGTAGAGACTGATATATTTTTAGAACGAACTATACCATTCGATGTATCCCACACAATAGTTGTACCAGCAGTCGTAATTGCTAGCGTAGCGGTTCTTCTGACTGTAATATAGCCCATGGCATCGGAGGTTAATTTACCGGTGCTTGAGACTTTAAATCTGTAATCACCTGCACCATCATTAGCCACGTTTAAGGTATCCTCACCATATAGGTCTGTGGTTGCAGTAACAGTTCTGCCGTAGACATTATTCAGCGACGTAATATTCCCGTTTGTCGATATGTCTCCAGTTGTATTTACTATTTGCGCTACAGCTGGCGCTGCTCCTATTAAAAGGTTCCCCTCCACTCTAGTATTTCCAACAACATCTAACGTGCCTGCAATATGAGTATCCCCACTTGCTCCATTAACTCTAAAGACGTGAGGAGGGGGACCCACGTGTAGAGTTCCAGTTGTACCGTTTACGGTAAATACGTGATCGCCGGGCCCTACATGTAGATTTCCAGAAGCGTGTATGCGACCGAGTGTATTTATATTTCCGTTAGATGCGTCTACTGTGAATGTGTCGGCGGTGTTGTTGTTTAGTAGCAGTCGATCTGGACCTAGTTTGTATCTTACTGTGTCGTCACTATCAAACCCAATAAGAGCCCCCGGGGTTATATTCGGTTCGGGAGGATTTGGAGTTCTCCTTAACTGTAAATTTGCATTGTAAATATTAACGGCAGCTGAGTTCTCGACTCCGCTTGCTGGAAAGTTGAAATTAGTTATGCCGTTTAAGGCATTGTTCTCAATTTCCAAAGCGGTTGTCCCGTCTAGTTGTAAAACTGCTTGGGGGTTTGTTGCGTGAAAAGCGCCATTATACAAGGCCATACCGACAATATTACCACCACCTCCACTACCAGCAATTCGAAGTGTGTCTGTAATAGATGGTAAATTACTATCAGCGACATCCCCAATTTTTATGCCGGTACTATCTAATCTTGCTTTACCTGCCGAAATGTACCCACTTGGTACTGTGATGTACCCGTTTGTTCCTACCGTAACACCGCTGTTCACTACTAAAGTACCCATTTTAGCAGCGACTGCATCAAGCTGTGCGACATTAAGCCTATCTGCTGTAATTCCACTTACAGCTATATTGGTTGAAGTAATGGTGCCAGCTGTTATCAGTTCGCCGCTAATGGTATTAGCTTGTATTCGATCACCAGTAATCGTATTAGCTGCTACGTGATACGCAGTAATCTGACCGCCTACAATGTTACTGGCATAGACAGAATCATCGGCGAGCTTTCCGGAAACAACAGCGCCTGAGGCGAGTGCTGCGGCTGTTACTGCCTCTGCTCCGAGTAGCTCTGCGGTAATCCCGCTAAGCACAATCTTTTCGGCTGTGATTACTCGAGCGGCTAGGTTGTCTGCAGTGATGCCGCTTACTGCTATTTGAGTTGCAGTGATTGTCCCGGCGGCTATCTTGTTTGCAAATATAGTGCCATCGCGAATAAGTACTCCGGAGATTGTACCGTCAACAATCTTAGATCCGTCGATGCTCTTAGCACCTATAAGTTCAGGCCCAACAACAATACTGTCGGAGACCTGCAACGCAATGGTATCGATCAGTGACGCACTAACATGGTACGCTTTTATTGACCCGACTTCTAAATCAAAAGCTTGCACAGTCTTTCTTGGCAGCATTTGACTTAACGCGTAAGCACTTGAGCCTGAGTGCGTAACAGTAATTGCATTAGCGACTACTGGAAATGGAAACGATATTTTGTACGTTCCTGGCTCAGGAAGAGAGATCCAGTAAGCTTCGGGATTTTCGGGAGTGTCTGCAGAGTAACTAGCTAGAAGTAGATCATTATTCTGATTTTCTCCCGATACCGTATACGGAGCTGAAATAAAAGCCGGATTTGTATCTGCAAGGTATTCACTAAGTTGCACGTAAACGTTAGTTGAGCCACTATAAACAGTAACAGTCAGCCCTCCAAATCGCTCGCTAACGTCAGAATAGATAGCGGTTTTGTGTAAACCCGCTTCGTAAAATAACCAGTTGTCCGTTCGATCATCGTACAGATTATCCGAGCTGAGAGATCCTGTAGTAACGGGCCACGTTATTCCTAAAGGTAATTGAATTTGATACCTATTGAAGCTTTCGGCATATTTATATGGAGCTCCTGATTCGCTGTTATGAATTTTATCAAAATAATCTTCTATCATCTATTAACCTCACTACTCACGATATTGTAAAAGTGTGAACAAACACTAACCCTGTGTAAAATTTCTGACTTGTACTTGCAAACGACACGTATTGCATGGTATACAGATTAAAATTGGTTGTCTGTGCAATTGGAATTAATCCGGTGACTACGTAGACACTGTAAAAACCTTTCGGTATTGCTGCTTTTGCAGGAAGAGCTAAAATCGATTTAACAGCATTCTGTAACTTAGTGCGCGATAAGGTAAGTTTAAACAGATCTGTGCTTGGTTCGTATACGTAACTCTCGTAGTAGTCTTTTAAATTTCTAATTTTGCTGTTATTAAGGCTATAACGCCAGTCTTGTCCAGCAGGAGCATGTCTAAGAATTATGTATCCCTTTTCCATAAAAAACGGATTTGAAGATTTAGCATCTTTATCATAACCTGCCAAATAATTTAAAACACGATAGGAAAACAATCGAGTTCCGTTTTCGTTAAACTCAATTGTTTGACTTTTCAAGTCAGGTACGTCAGGAGCGTTAGCAAAAAGAACGCCGCCGGCAGCAGTTTGCAAATACTCGCGCTCATGAGCAGCCGCTGTCTGTATGTTATTAAATCCAAACAGTTGAAATTTTGGATAATGCGGTACGTTTGGAAGTAACAAAGGGTTTTGAGTATCGTCGTAGTAAGTATCATAACTAGCTTTTTTAATTCTTCCCGTCAAAAAAATGCTTTGAAAGTAATTCGAAATTGACAAAGTTATGTACGAGCATTTTGCAATCATATACAAAGCTCTTTCATCCATGTTCTGCGGCCAAGTAAACTCGAGCCTGTAGCGCATGCCGCTATCAGTATCGCCTACTTCTTTCAGCACTACTGAACATTTTACTAAATCTGCATTTTTTAAATAAGTATTATTTTTGGTAGAATTTCTTTGCGAATAAACCAGAAATCCTGTATTCGCGTCTTGAACTGCACTTGCTTTGTAAATTTTAGTAGTTCCGTTCGCTCCTGCAAGTTCTGTAGTTCTTCTTGTTTTCTTCAAGTCACTTAAAAAATCTCCAAATATTGACGCGGCTTCCACCGCGGAGCTGTAATTTATAGGATTTCTGTCGTCTCTACCATCGTCTTCCGATCTGAGAAACAATTGAAATTTGTACTTGTACTGAAGAGAAGCTAGATTTCTAACGCTTGAGGTAAACTCAACTGAAAACTTAAACGGATTATTTTCTAAAGATTTTTCTTTTTTTATAACGTGCCCAAACGAGTAGCTGTGCACAATCAGACCGTCTACTCTACCCAGCCTAGGCGTTGCCGTAAAGCTGTCAAACAAAAAGTCGTCAATAATGGGGGAGGTGTCATCATTTATAAAATAATCGTATGTAAAAGTCAATGAAGGGAAGGAAACGTCGTACCCACTGTGCTGAGAACCCGCATAATCTTTTGCAAGCAAGCTTGTTTTGTATTCTGTAGATGTTAAAGAACCTACCTCTATCATAGGAGTTTCTTGAAATTTTTTAGGAGACCCTGTAAAGTAACCCTTGATTCTCATTTTTCCCCTAGCTCCAGCTTTATACTCAAAATTAAAAGCGTCCAGAGCCGCGGTCATGCTAAAGTTATAATCGACTGTTGTATTTTCTAAGTCGATTTGAGATCTGTATTGCGGCAACATCCCGTCAAGTGTAATAATCGTATCTAATATCGCACCGGGCTCTTCAGCGTTAATATAGTAAATTCTAAGCTTTGCTGGAATATCTAAAGTGTAGAGCTCCCTTCTTACAAAAAGCCATAGTAACCTAGAATAATACTCCGGATTACTAAGCAATTCTTCATCTGCCAGAGGATCATTTAAAAAGTAATTATACGCTTCTTTCCAAGAAGTTTTAAAGATGTAATCGAAGATTGAAACTAATCCAGGTATAGGAAAGTAAATTGAAAAGTTGACAATGGTTGGAAGCTTTAATCCTTTTATCTCTGAGTTTTGAGTAATGTCTATGTTGAAAGTTCCGCCAACTTTAGGAACATTGTAGATTTTTGATTTAGCTTCATTGCCCCCGTTAAGAAAGTCAAATTCAATCTCCATTCTATCCACAGCTTCTAATGTAGCTAAGTATCCATAAAGCTTAAACTGCGCCAAAAAAGGCTTTAAGGACAGATTAGTCCCAATTGATAAAGTCGTGCCTACTGTTGTAATCGTGTTAGGTATTGCTCTAAAGAACGTAAGAGTGTTTGCCGGGTTGTCCGGAAACTGGGTTAAGTTCGAGGCATACATGCTATCTTTTAAGTACTCGTTAACATCCGGGTACTTAAGATCTTTATTGTAGTCTAGGTCGATTCTCCTAGCTGATCTGTTTTTAGTCATTAGGGCACTCCCATAGTCTCAGCAGCGTAATAAATGTCACCCTGCAAGTAATAACGCTCACCGTAGTTTAACCCAGGCAAAGATTGAAATCCAATTACTACGGTTTCTATATCCTCTCCAATTAAGCCTTGGCTGCTGACGTACGTAATTTCTAACGGTCCTGGAAATAATTGATTTTTCGGATTGTCGCGAAAAATTTTAGTAAAGCCGCCCCAACCAATTGAGATATTCTTTCCGCGCACTACTAAGTAGTCGGCTTGGCGATTACTGGAGAAGTAAACAACTGCCTGCTCCATGTTGTAAAACAAAGTATCTGCACTTTTTTCTCCAACTGTGAGCATTTCCGTTCGGCGTAGCATGCTTTTCGGTTTAGTCCAAAAAAGAGGAATGTACTTGTACGTGTGATCCTGCTTGATGTAGTTATAAACTTCGATTAGTTTAGTGTTCACCGCTTTTAAAAAGTTAATTATCTGCAATGCAGTAACTTCTTGAAAACTTTCAAATCTTTCTATAGGAGTACGCACAAACCCAGAATCTTTTCGACTTACTTCGGCCAACCTAAAAGTAGAAATATAACTTGCTTTGTTGAAAGCCCCAGCTGCTTGTTCATTTTGATACCTCAGACCACTAGGAGTACTGAAGTAAGCTCCTTTTTGTCTCCAGTTTGGAGAAGCTTCTTTTAGATTTACAGTAAAATCAGTGTAGCCATCGCTTTTCGTATACTTGTAATCTGAGTGAGTTTTTATACCTGTGTATTCTTCGTACATTGCTGGGTAAAAATAATCTTCGTTAGAAGTTTGAGCTTTCAGAGCGAAATCAAAACTGTCTACGTAGTAGGCGGCAGTAGAGTCCGCCTTCGTATTTCCTTTAGGACCGAAAAACATTGTCTGCTCTTTGCCTGCAATAGTGCCGCCCAAAGCCGTGTAGTAGGCAACGCCACCGTCTCCTAAAAAACCAGGGCGAATGAAATAAAAACCCCACCAGCTATCTTGAGATTTAGGCTGCTCTCCCGCCATGTACAAGAATTCTCGTGGGTTTGGATAACCAGTTGGTGTGCTCAATCCCTCAGGAAGAATGCTAGTTTCTACAGTCGTCGTATCACCTGTTTTATAGTTCTTATATTCGTAAGAACCAATAAAATTAACAATACCCAGTCGAGCTAGCAAACTATTTGTTTTGCGCTGTTCCGGATCAAAGTTAGGGTCTTCGTAGTTTAGCCATGCTGCAGGAACAACATGAGGATATCCTGCTTTTGGTTGCCTGTTTGAAGTAGGCCAGCCTGAAAAACTGTAAATAAACACAGGGGCGGTCGAATTACTGTACTCAAATCGAGGTTTGTGTATGGTCGACACAGGTGTTACTGCTCTGCTAAGCTGGCATTGCATAGAGAAGGCAGTAAAAGTATTAACCGCGACATTGTAAGAGATGTTGACGGTATTCTTTAAGTCAAATCTACGAGGTAAGTAGTAACGAGCTTCTGCCGAGTTCCAATCGTGTACTAAATAATCTTCCCAAGTGTTCAATCCCCATTTGTTTAACCCATCGTAGACAGTAAAATCATATCTGGAAAAAATCGGAAAGTAAGAAGTTCCTACCATAACTTGATCCCAGAGAGAAGCACGTAAAGGATTGTCGTACTTATTAAAATAGTCTACCAGAGCCTTCTGATTACTCGCTATGTCAGCCACTTTGCTGATGCTAGTAATTGAATCATTTGTTATATTTTTCCAATCAACGTCGATAAGCTCGTGCCCAATGTTCGCGTAAACCATACTGAAGTAAAAACGTCTACCAATGTTTGTAACTGGCTTGTAGTTACCTGTAGCCAGTTTTATTTTTACAGAAACAACCTCACCTTGAACAAATCCAAAATCCGTAATGTCGAGCGTGTATTGATGATAATTTTGAACAGTCTTAACTGGATACGGAGTCCAAGTCTCATTTGGATAAGTAACGTCATCCTCTATGTTGTAGGCGTTTCTCGAGGGATGCGAAACTTGCTTTACCGTACCCGAACGTATTTTTGAATAAACCCACTTACGCACGTACTTAGGGTGTTTTTGAATTATTTGATTTAGAGGAAGATCAGTGTACCGTAACATTAAAAACAACCCAACTGTGTCATTTGTTACGTCTGCAGTTGTTTTATCTTTAAGGTTTGGTAAGTACTGCTCTCTTATCTTGTCAAACTCTTGATATCCTCTAAGTTTACCAAAACCTGCTTCAGCCAGCGGAAATGTTTGAAACCCCAGTCGAAGCGTATGCATTCCCTCTCTGTAAATAAAAGATCCTTCCCAAACGTCGACATCGGATATAAGCTGAGACGGCAGCGAACCAACAAACGTAGCAGGATCCCCCGATTGCTTTCCCTGATTGATAAGAGAGAATGCCGGGGATGCTAGTTTCCAGTGAGAAAGAAAAAGCTTGTCAGGTCCTTTAACAATCTGTTCTAAAATCTCTGTATTCTGCGCAAGGTTATTGAGATCTTGAGCAGATATTTCCTGACCTAAGTATATTTTAGGTACACTTGCTAATGAAAATATCATTTTTTCTCCTTACCACGAAAGATACCTTGTTGCATTCTGCGCATATGTCTCACCAACTACAAAGAATTCTTCTCTTGTTTTTATATCTGAGACATCAACACATGTAATGTTCATATACGCACCCGTCTTGTTTACTTGTACTTCAGTAACTTTGTGCTTTTTGTTAATAATGTCATATGTAAGACTGTTTACTGTAATTATATCGCCTACCCCGACTGTCGGATTGAACACGAGGTTACTAATTGTGATAACTGGCCTATGTCTCTTGTGTAGGTATTTTACTACGTCGAGTAGCCTTTGCGCTTGATCCCTACTCTGCACGTATTCGTTGTCTTGAATACGCGCCTCCCTTAATCCACTTGGTATGATGCCCGTGTTTATTAAATCAGGAAATTCTAAAGGCACGTCTTGCTTCAATGTTTGCGCATCACCGGCAATAACTGGAACACCGAATAAGGTAATCTTAGAAAGATACAAAGCTCTGCCAGCGTCTCTATTCTTGATAATCATTTTTATAAACTGCCCGGGTGTCTTTGTTACATCTCTTTCATAAGTCCAATTGCTAGTCGCAGGATCACCTGTCCAAGTATACTTTCTCTTTGCAAAGTACAGCGGACTCAATTGCGGAATTTTTAAAGAAACAGTCGCCGTGTCCCCATTATAGTCCACAGCTTTGATAAAGTCCCTACTTTCAATAAATTCGTCAATTCCGAAATAACCACCCGACTGAGCAAAAGTAATACCGGACCCGTAGTAAGTGTTGTTTGTCAGACGATCTACTGGCTGCTGCAATTCGACTTCGTGTGTATATTCCTCATTGTACGGTAAGTACTTACCAATAGGTGTATCCAGTACTGACTTATTTGCTCCGAGATACCTCGGTGAGAAAGTAACAACTACCTTACTAAACCCTACAGCCGCGTCTTCGTCGTATGTCAAAGTAGAAAACATCGAGTCGTTTACTGTATAAGTAGGATTTGTGGCCGGCACAAAAGAATGCGGATTTATGCATTTAAGAATACCAGTACGCGTTTGCAAAAGCTGACCACCGGCTGCCGAAACTAATGAAACCAGATCGCTAGATATATTTTCCTGATTTAGCCAAGTAAACTTTGGAACAATAGGAGCATGATCGCAATCATACCAAAACCTAGCAACAGGATCGTTGTTAACGTAGTGATCTTTGTACTTATACGGCCTGCCGCCGAGTAGCCAAAATACAGTATTAACTGTACCAGCAAAAGATCCTTCTAAAGTAGTTGGATCTTGAGCAGCCGCGTACTGGCCCCACAATCCGCTAGTAGCAATACTCCAGGTAGAAGAAGCATCCGGAATATCTGGGATAAACGTAGAAACTGGCTTGTCTCTCCACAATGGGGTAGAGTACTTGTAATATTTTAAAAGCTCCCCATAACCCTTACAGGAAAACTTAACTGAGTTCATGCTCTCAGTACGAGATTCTAAGAATCCAGCAAACGCCGTGTAGTAATTTACACCGTCTGTGGAAAAGTAGACTACAATGTTTGCTAATCTCCAGTTAAAAGTTCTGCTGGTAAATACGGGCGCAGACTTTTTAACTAGTTCTGCAGCAGCTTCTGGAGGATTAGTGACACCTAAACTTGCCCCTCCTAAGAAATCAATTGCAGTTGTTTGTCCAGTAGAAACGTCAATTACCGCGGAATCGGGAACGCGGTATTGAGAATTGGTTATCTGGTGAATTGGTACAGTTATAGGAGCAATAAATAATTTGTACTTTAAAACGTACGTCATATCTCGATTAACCTAAAAGAAACGTTGTAAAAAGCCCGATTTGTTAAAGTTACCTGGTTAGCGGCCAATTCCTCGCTGTACGTATTAGGCTCGGGTATAACATTAAACTTTGTTATTGCGCCGGTCTCTCTGGACTCAAAGCACAACCATAAGACAGTACCTGTGTATTGAGTTGCGTAATAAAAAGTCTTAAGCTGCTCTACTGTGTTTATCGCTATTGGTGAAGTAGTAGATTTTGGAATTAATTGCCAAGATAAATTCCAGCTATTTTTAAAATTTCTATGCAAGTAATTAACTGAACCATCGACAGCTTCAATTAATTCTGCAATATTTTTAACAGAGCTGCTTACGCTGCTCGGTCTTAACTCAGTAATATACAAAGTCGTGTCAACAGTACCACTTATGTATATTTTAGGAGTCATTAAACTTACTTGTATCATTGTCCCTCCGTATGGCAGGTGCTGCAATTAACTTACAGCACCTGCCATTAATTTTACCATACTTTGCAAAAATTTAAAACTTAAGGTACAACTACTCCAGACGCGGATGTCTCTGGTGTACTAGACACTACAATCTTTCCGTCATTAAGCACAATAACTCGTAAACCGTCTTTTCCATCATAAGTTCCTTTATACAAATCAAGTCCTGAAGGCAAGCCTCCATTTGGATTATTTGGATCCTTAGGGTTTGAAGTAAAGTTACTTCTTGCTGATGCTGCAACTGCTTCCATAAATTTTGTATACCTGTCGCCTTTTTCGTCAGGATACAACATTTTTGCAGCTCTCATAGCACCATCCATTGCAATCGTCATAGCAGCTTCAGGTCCTGCAATTTTTTTACCACTTGCATCTTCAACTTCAACACCGCTGTTATATGCAATAGTGGCCGCCGCGTTTGAAGTGCTTAATTCCATAATTGCGTTTAATCCGGGCGCTATTGACAAGGGTACTTGAGCTGCTATTTCGGTAGCTGCTCGAGCAAAAGAAGTAACCATGTCTGTCCTAGATTGCTCAAATTTTATATAAGCTTCTTCGTACTGAGTCTTCATGCTTATTGCAAGATCTTCAATAGATCGTTTTGCACCTGCAGAAGCGCTTTCGACACCAATCAGTAACTGTTTCCATTGCTGGTCGGATCCTTCAAACCAATCGTCTTGTAAATCTCTAAGAGCGTTGATGGTGCGAGTAGCTGCATCCATTGCATCTTTGTTGTCTCGCAATGCTTTTTCGTTTTCTGCTATCGATTGTCCTATAGCTTGCTGTGCTACTGGATCACCGCTAGCTTTTTTCATATCTTCCTGAAGTTTCTGTCCACTCAGAACTAAGCCTGACCGTTGAAGCCTGAGACCTTCAAGATTTTTTTCTTGTTGTTTAATACCGGAAGCTCTTCTTATTCTTTCTCTAGTTCGATCATCCACCCACTGGTAGCCTTTAAGTGCTCTGTCTGGGTTATCATTTAACTCTATAAATTCATTCTCGGCTGCTGTTCTTTCCTCTGGAGAAAGGCTCTTGTCTTTTGATCTTGCCAATGCTGCTTCTTTTCGTATGTTCCTTGCTGGAATTATTTTTGTTTTCCAAAACTCCTCGTATTCGTCAGAATTTGCAGGACCTTTAGTTTCAAGTTCTTTAAACAGATCTTGCATTTCTGTATCGGCTTTGCCAGTTTTAGTCTCTAAGTAGCCTTTTATGTTGAACTGAGCAAGATGCTCGACTTGAGCTCTTTCCTCTTTGTCTTTTGCGTTTATAGCCTGTCTTTGGTCTTCTGGAAGTTCTGCAACATTAATTGCTTCTTGCGTGGTTGCTTCGCTCATCCTCTTGTTAACTTCAGCCTGAGACGCCAAAACCATCATTTGATTTACGTATCCTCGGTGAATCCCGATTAAGCTGTTCATCCCACTTCGATTTATGTCTTCAATAGATCTCGCGTTTTGTCTAGCCATGTCTTGCATTTGCCAATTTTGCTGCATTCCTCTTTGAGCCAACTGCGTCGAAGCCCCCGTAGCCATGTTGTATACTTGCAGCAGTTCGCTCTCTTTGAACTGAGACATAAAATCAGGGTTTCTCATGAAATCTTCAACAAAACTAAGAGTACCTCTGGGTCCTTGTGTGTAACCGTATGTAGTCGTCTGCCCGTTGGTTGAAGGCCTTGTCTGCATACCTGGCAAAATTTGGTATTGCATAGCAAGTTGCTTAAAGTCGATTCCAGTCAGCTGCATTAAATTGTCTATTGCAAATCTTGGATTACCTTGACCCATGTTCATCATAATTGTTCTTGCGTTATCTCCGGCTGCTGCTATAGCATCGGTGAAGTTTCGGAATGTGGATTTGAATTGAACATCAAATGAGTAAGCAGAGGAAGCCAGTTGCTCAAAAGCTTGAGCTGAGTTTTTCAACTTATCTATATTTTGCTGCGTTGTTGTTCTTAGCTGCTCTATTGCTGCTTCATTGCCGCTATCCGAAGCATCAATCTCAAAACCGGATACAAAAGCCAAAGCTTTGTCTACATCTGAATACTCTGGAATAGTCGTTTCGGCTTCCCCTGCTGTACCTGTGTTGACAGAAGACGGCATTTTAGGAGGAATGTACATTTCAGCCATTGTTTTTCCTAAGCCGGTAAACGAAAGAAGTGCTGCATTCGATGTTAAACCTACGTACAAAGACTCACGTAACTTTGTACTTTCATCCATAAGCGCATCAGAATACTTTTTGGATTCCTCAAAATACGTACTTCTGTTTTGATTCTCAGGCAGACTTGCTTGTGCAATAGCTGCATTTATATAAGCTGTGTCGTTTTCTTTAAGAGCTCTTACCACTTCTTGATGAGTTGTGGGCCTTAATTCAGTTTGAGGAACAGCCTCAACCTTTACTTTTGGTCTCAGTGTGAGTGGATCGAGCTCTTGAACGCCTGTTTCGGGATTTATTACTGGAACGCTCTTTAGTAAAGTTTCTCCAGTTGGGACTTCAATTAACTCACCCTTTTTAGCTAGAAAATCAATTGCTTCGATAGTGCGCTTATCCGCAATCACGTTGTAAGTCAATATGGATTCATTGGCAGTCTTTGCAGTCTCTGGACCGTAAAATACTTCACCTGCCGCAATAGCCTGGTCACCTTTTAGTTTGCCCATTGACTGACGCGCTAATGCTTGAGCAGTACGCTCTGTCAAACTGACTGTTTTAGAAGGGTCATCTAAACTCGGAACTCTCATAGCAAGAGCTGTTTGTTGCGTTTCTGTAAGAGTTGAAGCATTTGTTGACAATTGATCCATGTACATCTGCTGAGCGCCGTAGTACGTCTTACTAAACTCTGTAGTCGCTGCAGCAATTTCTTCTTCTAATTGAGCACCGAATTGGCCAGTAAATTTAATGATTTCTTTTCTGTCAAACGTACCCGCAATTATATCTTCGATGTCTTGGTTATTTACTAAATTTTCAGGATTCTTTGCGCGAGCTGGAGCGTTCTTTAGCATCTCGTTATTGTATTTTTCTGCTGCCTGCTCAACCATTGTTCTGCGAATTTGCGGTGCGTACAGAGTTTCTAAGTCTTCCCGCTTCATCTGCACTTCTGTCTCTTTTAATATTTCTTGCCTTTGCTCAACGCTTGTATCCGAGTCAAATGCCGCACGGTTTAAGCTCATTCCTTTATATGCACCGTATGCGCCGCCAATTAAAGCGCCACCTGCTATACCATACGGACCGGCAATAGTCCCTATTGCCGCTCCTGCTCCCGCACCTAGTATAATTGAGGGCAACAACCCAGCAATATTGCTTCCGTTCATTCCGTACTTTTTAGTAAAGACGGCATCTATGGCTTGCTGTGTTGGCTGCAACGTAGCACCGTAGCCCATTGAGGCAGCAAATTGATTGACGGCTCCAATACCTTGGTCAGCCGCGCTTTGACCAAGAGCTCGATACCGATCCAAAGCTGCTTTTCCTTCAGCAGTTAAGTTGTCATAACCTCCGAAGTCGTTATACTCGACTTTGCCTTCAGCAAGAAGTTTAGCAGCTAAATCGTACTCTTCTCCAGTTTCCTTGTCACGGACAAGGGCCCTAACTAGAGGTCTTCCGTATTTCGCGTCTTCTCCGTATCCACCAAAGATTCTAATTTCTTTGTTCGGGTCTGCTTTTATGGCTTCTATTTCTTTCTTTACAGCAAGACCTTCAGCGGAACCTTTTTCCGGAGCGTCGATTCCTAAAAACCTACCTCTTACCTCAAGTCCATCTTCAAGATTCATGTTAAAGGTATCGCCGTCCAAAACTTCTAAATTCTTTACTAGAATTTCTTGGTCGTCTTTATTTATTAACGCTTTATTTGCGTCGTCTAATTGATCTTTTAACATTTCTGGAGTAGTGTTTAACGACCCTAACTGCACTCTTGAAGTGACAAACTGCTGATAACCTGCGTAGTCAGTCTGCTCTGATATTGTCTGCCTAATTGCGCTTTCTTGAGTTATACCTGTAAGCATTTTTGCCCTAACATCGGCTTTAAATGAGTCTTGTTCTTCCGGCGTCATCTGATTTAATCTTTTGTACAAGGTTGCATTAACATTTTGACCGGTGCTTTCCTCAATTAATTTGTTTTCCTTGACCATCGCTTCATTTGCATTTGCAAGCATTGCGTCAAGATCTTGCATAAAAGTTGCAGAGTTGAGGTCAAGATCCTTTATAACTTTTCTACCGTGTGCAGCTTGAGTAAGTACAGAGTCTCCTCGCTTAGCAACTCTTTCTTTTAGAACTGTGTCGGTTGTATCACGCCTTGAAGTTTCAGCCATAGTCGAGTCTTCACCGACAAAGTAATTAAGAATTGGTTCTAGGGCGCCTACTGCAATTTTACTAAAGCTTAATTGAGCTGCTTCGAGCCTGCCCAACATTTTGTCATATTTAGTTGCCATAGAAGCCGCTTGATCTTCAATCAAACGGTCAGTCAAGCCCATTCCGCTAAGAAGAGCGTCAAGGCTGTCAAGCATTTCTGTAGCGTCGCCTTGTTTAATGTTTGAAAGCGCCGATCTGCTAATTTCAAATCTTCTCGACAAAGAAGACATGTTACCCGAAAGAAATTCTCTAATTGCTATTTGCGCGCCTTCGGTGCCCTGAGCAGGGTCGAACGCAGCTAATTTACGGGCGACGTTAAACGTTTTGTTAATGTCGACGCCGTAAGAATTTGCTAAAGGAATGAATCCGGTAACTTGTCCAATATTCTTAGTCAACGTACCGCCAAACAGCTTTTGCTGAGTAAGCGCGGCCTGCATGGCGTTTCCGTAAGTTTCGGGACTAAGCGCTAAAGTTCTGGCACTGATCATTGTCTTTTCAGCATTTAATGCGGGTCTCACTGCTTGATCGATTGCGTCCATTATCGCGGTCGGTGCGTTAAACGCGGCTGTTGCCCAGTAATTAATCTGTTGTGCTTTTTGCGTAAAATGCGAAAATCTACTAGCCAAGGTTGATTGATTTCTTGCAGATTTTTCCTCATTAAGTGTTTTCTGCATTGCAGTCAACTCTGCAGTAGTGAGGTCTACTCCAGGTCCCCTATCTGCTTCTCTAGTAACGCGATTAAGGATTCTTTGTCTTCTATTGACATCAGTTATTCCTTTCTTATCTAAAGCAGCGTTAGTAGCGTCTATTCTTCTTTGATATTCAGAATCGCCTCCTGACAACTTCTTTTGTGTGTATGCTAGGTCTGCAGCAGAAGCAGTTCGTAAGTCTCTTCGTACTTCTTTTCCAAGAAAATTGACACCGTATGCTTGTAGGTTTCCAGCAAGAGAGTTATAAAGAAGTCCTCCTTTTCCTCCGGTAATTTCGTTTGCATAGCCTTTCAACAATCCTCTTCTTGTTATGTCTTGTCCGAATGTATAACCAAACAAGGACTGTTGAGTAGTGTTTGCTTGTAATCCTTCACGGAGTGCCGAAAGCCGACGATTAGTTTCCTTCTCTACATCTTTTGCGGCTCGGTCTTGTTCTTCGCCTGCAAAACCTGCAAGAACACCGACTTTTGCAGCTGCTGCTCTGACTTTTGCTGCGCGTTCGATTTCTTCTGAAGTTTTAGTTGTGTCATTTTGAGTAGCTTCGGCTGCCTTGTCCAATGCTACCAAAGCGTTTTGCAATCGACTTAAATCTGTAGCTAAGTCAGCAATATTTTTTCCCGGCGCGTCAAGGCTACTGAAAATAGCTTGAATGTCGTCGGCTTCTTGCCCGTATCCTCCCTTGTTTGCAGTTTGCAGCAACTCTTTAAAACTATCGTTGTTGTCAATAATTGATTTAGTCGTTGTTTGAGCAATACCGGTAAGTTCTCTTTTACTTACTCCGACACCCGCACCACCAAGAGAACCCATATTTTGTTCGTATGCATTTCTTGCTGCTCTTAATTGCTGCACTGCCAGCAAACGGTCGGCGCCGAAATTACGGGCACCACCTTCACCGAACTCGCCGCCAACTCCAAATGGAAGGCCGCCGCCTCCACCACCACCGAAACCACCACCTGCACCAGGAATAGCCAAGCCTGGGAACATGCCAAAGAAGCCTGCTCCGGCGCCAGCAGCTGGCGTAGTCGCTGCAGTTCCTGTTGTTGCAGAACCTGTTTTATATATTGGGCCGAATGGTCCTATTCCTACTAATGTTCGTCCAGCGACTATCGAAGCCGGAGTAGTTGAAGGAGCAGACGCAGCAGCAACCACTGCCGCATGAAGTGCCGTTCCTGAAACACCTGAGGCACCTGAAGCAGGAGCTGCGTGAGCTCCTGTAGCAGAACCGCTTCCAGAAACTGCCAAACCAGCTGCAACAATATTTACTGGGGATCCTGTTGCTGTTACTGTATTTGCGGTAATGTTTACTGGAGAACCTGTGGCTGTTACAGTAGTTCCTGAACCTTCTCTTCTTCTGCCTGTCTTTCTTCCACCTCTTCGTCGTCCGCCTTCTTCGCCACCGTCTTCATCATCAGAAGGTGGAGAACCTCCACCGCCACCGCCTCCGCCTGAACCGCCAGAGCCTGATCCAGACCCCTTTGATCCCTTTCCGGAATCAACGGCGTAAATGTCTTCTCCTTTTTCAAACCGAGCAAGCAATTTTGATTTTTCAGCTCTTTGCGCGTCGGACAAAATTTCTTCTGGGTAGGTAAGGAGTTCTTCAATTTCGTCACGTCGTTGTGCTTTTTGCCATTCTGGATTATACGGTCGTTTATTTTTTAACAAACGGTCTCGTATTTTTTGAGCCCTTGCTTGCCGAGATGCTGTTTCTTCAGCTGTCATAGGACCCATATCAGAAAAAAGTTTTTTCTGTATGGCTGTTTCTACAATATCAGTCGCCATTCGCATTCCTGCACCTGGATCTGACTCAGGTGAGTAGTTGCGAAGTTCTGCTAAATTAATGTAGTCTTTCGGTTGTCTGTCTAATCTGTAACCTTTTGGAGTTTGTACAGTTCGAGGAATGTCTCGTTGCCGTGGTACGTTGACTCTTGCAAGCAACATAGCACGTTCTTCTGGATCTGTAATACTCTTGCTGTCCATCCAGTCTGTAACTGACTTAACGGCTTTAGCATACTCTGGATTTTCTTCTTTTGAAAGCAGACTGTAAGCCCTTTTTCGCATTGCATCGCTTACAGGTCTGCCAGTTCGAGCAGCTCTTTCGTCAAGACGACGGTCAATCTCTTTTCTTCTAGCTACAAGTGCTGGATTCTCCATCACTGCGCGAGAAGTATCAGCAAACATTGCTTCAGGGTGAACCTTATAATATTGTCTTCTTTCTCTTTCGGCTACTCTTGCTTCTGTTTCAGGCTGCCTTATTTTACTTTCTACTGACTTTGTTTTTCTTCTGCTTTCTCTGCTTGCCGCGAGTTGAGCGTCGTAGTCGTCTATTCTTTTCTGCTCAGCAGCGCTTATTGGTTTTTCACGTCTCGCCATTATCTTAGCGGGTATGGTAATCTTACTTATAAGCTTTTGCAGATACGCTTCTTTCTTGTCTTCGTCAGTCAATCCCTTAATTCGATTTAGCCTTTCTTTCGCCTCCTGCACTGCCGCAAGATATGCAGGATTGTCTACTTCTACTGTTGCAAGAGCTTCGCCTTTTTCTTTTGCTTTTCTTTCTCTCTCTGCCACAGCTAAATCAGTCTCAGGTCTTCGTTTTTTACTTTCAACCGACTGGCGTTGTTTTCTAGGAACACGAGCGGCAGCGTATTTTTCAACATGCTTATCAATTATCTGGCGTTCTCTTTCGCTAATTGCTTCGGTGGCTGGAACAGTAAGCTTAGCAGGAACAGCAATCCGGTCAAGAAGATTTTGTAAATAAGCTTCTTTTCGTTCTGGACTAATTCGACCAGCAATTTTTTCTACTCTTTCTTTTGCTTCTGCGACTGCCGCCAAATATTCAGGATTGTCGGTCTCAACCATCTTTACAGGTTTAGCTGCTTTTGCTGCTTTTTGTTTAGCTTCTCTTGCTGCAATTTTAGCATCAGTTATAAAAGACCTGTCTGCGAGTCTTTCAGCGGATTCATTTCTTTTTCTTGCAATTCTTGGAGTGTCACGGACTAAAACATTTTTACCAGTTCCCACATCTGGGAACATTCTCCATGTACTTGTTCCGGATCCCTCATCAACGCCTCCAGTAAGCAAATCTTTAAAGAATTTAGAAGTACTTTCTTTGAATTTTGAAAATCCTGAAATAGGAGGGGCACTTTGCTTAGGAACAGTAATTTTGCCTATAAGCTTCTGTAAAAACGCATCTTTCTGACTCTCAGTTAATCCAGTAGCTTTGTTTACTTTTTCTCTAGCAGCCTCGACTGCTGCAAGATATGCGGGATTGTCAATTTCCGGTGTCTGTCTTTCATACGTTGGGACTTGATAACTTGCGCCTTGTTTGCTTGCTGTACGAGCGTCAAAGGTCAATCCTCTTATGTACTTAAGACGACCTTCAAACTCTTCCTCTCGAATTGCTGCATCTTCACGTCGTCTAGTTACTTCGCGTATTGATCGAATTTGAGATTCCGCCTCTTGTTCTCTTTTATCACGTCTTTCTTCTGCTATCTTAGCTCGACGAGCAACGGCAGGATTACTCATGTATTGTTTTTCTTCTCTTGCAGCAACTCTTGCATTTGTTTGTGGCTGTCTTCTTTTGCTTTCTATTGATTTTGCTTTTCTTCGTCTAAGCCGCTCGTTTGCTATTCGCTGATCGTTTTGACGTTTTGCGTTTTCGTCCTGTACCGGCCTAAGGGCAGAGTCGAGGTTGTCTTCTCGTATTGATCTTCTTATAGCAGCAATTTTAGCGTCGGCCTCCGCTTCTCTGTCTTCTCCTATTTTTTCAGCAATTCTTATTCTAGTTCTTTGCTCGTTTTCTGCAATCTGTTGTCTACGTAATTCTCTTTCTTCTGCAATAGTTGCGGGCTGTTCTCTCTCTGTTGTTTGAAATAAAGGCATTTGTCCAACGTCAACGCCTTCATTTGTAAATCTTCTGTACCCTGCTGAAACGCGTTGTCGAAATAACTGAAATTCTGATAATGGATTATCCTGCCCTACATAGCTAAGTGGCCGTCGTAAAGGGTCAGTGTCAGGAACCGGGCCGGGTAAGTTAAACTGTCGTCTTGGGCGGTCTCCTTTTCCTGCTTCATAGTCAGCGTGTATACGGTGAAAACGAGCAGCTGCACTTCTTCTACGTTCTCTTAATCGTCGGTTGTTGGCATCCTCAGCCCTATTTGCGGCATCGGTTGCGTTCCTTATCGGACCAAGTTGATCTTGATATTCCTGTTCTCTTTTTAAACCTACTATGTTAGCAATTCCAATATCTGCCTCTTCTTCTCTCCTTGCGCCTCTTTCTTCGGCTACTCTAGCTCGACGTGCGACAGCCGCGTCACTCATGTATGCTTTTTGTTCTCTTTCGGCAATCTTTGCGTCTGTTTCTGCTCGTCTTCTTTTACTTTCTATTGACGCTGCTTTTCTTCTGTTAATTCGATCTTCATCTATTTTTTTCTGTCTTTGGTCTTCTAATTGAATACCTTCAGGAGTTGAAGGTGGTACGACGGCCCCTGCATCGTAATTAGTGTATACAGCTTGAATTTGCTTTCTTCTAATATTTCTACGTCTAGTAACTAACCCTCTTTGTGCTGCCTCGCTTCTTCGTTTAGCTTCCGCTTCTCTTCTTCGAACTGTTTCCGCTGATTGTCGAGCTGGTTCTTCAGCTGCAAGTTGTTCTGCTGTTTTAGTGTACTCTTCTTCAGGCTTGTTTGGATCGGGAGCAGGAAGTAAAAATCTTCCGCTTGCTTCCATAAAAAGCCTATTTTGGACTTTTTCAACAATTGGGAGAGTGGCGGCATTAGCTTCATTTTCCCTTGCAGCTGCTCTTTCTTGCGTTTCTTTTATTCTTTGCCTACCTCTGGCTATTATTTGACTCAAGGTAGCAAATTCTGATCTTTTGACACGTTCGTCAGCTATTGCTAATTTTTGAGCTGGATCGGTAATTCCTTCTGCTTCTACTTCTCTTATAGTTATTTGCTTATCAATTGCGTATCTTCTTCGCTGACGAGCTTCCCAAAGTCGTTTCGCGGTTTCTCTTCTCTCTTCAGTGTTTCTTTCAGCTTTTGGATCTGACTTAGGAATCGAAGCTACTCCTGGATCAATACCCGCTCCTCCAAAAAGTGAACCGTACTTATTTATATATTCAGGTCTTGTAGGATCACCGTATTGCGCTCTCATTGCTGTGTCAATTCCGCGCGGAGGATTCTCTCTTTCCAACCAGGCATCGATTAACCTTGCCGGTATTGGGTACTTTGCATCCACATTCCGTTCCGCGTAGTATTTACGGAGTCTATCCATTAGTTTTTGATTATTGGCTTCGTCTCCAGGTAGTGGCGCATAAACATTTCTTTCTTGCTCTGTAAAAAACAAAGGATTGCCTTTTTCGTCTCTTCCAAAATCCTCTTGCTCATAAGTTCTGATGTTTCTAGTCAGTCTGTCAAGTATTTTTTTTCTTTGTCTTTTGCTTCTTTTTTTAGGTTTTGAGTCTAAAGCGGCGTTTATTTCTTTTCTTCTCTGTCTGCGATTTTTGTCTACAGCCTTTTGTCCATTTTCTTGATCCGCTAATCGCTCGGCCTCTCTTTTTTTATCGATTTCAAGCAGCTGTCTTTCTCTTTCTTGCTCTCTCATTATTTCTAAATCTTTAACTTCTGATTGCACTTTAGGCTCGTCAAATTCTTGAAATTCTTTTATAAAGTCAGGAATTCCTCTTGCTACGCTTGGATTGATGCCGTAGCTAACTTCTGGAACAGGCATATTTTCTGCTTCTCTTGCTTCTTGTTTTGCGTCTTTTTCTCTTTGCTTAGCTTCCAGATATTCAGGAGAATTTCTGTATAACGCGTTAATTTGTCTTTTTGTTCTTTTTACTGGTTTTGCCGCTTCCCACCAAGCTAAAGGCCTGACTCTTCTAGTTAACCTTTTAAAAATCTTATCTCGTCTTCTTTGGTTTGCTTCGCTATTAGATCCAAAATAACGACGGCGTTTTCCTTCGGTAGCTTCTTTAAACTCTTTTCTATCTAAAGCCGCGTTGACTTCAGCAATCCTGTCTGCATTTTCTTTGTCTCTTGCAGCAATGGCCGCGTTTCTATCTTCTTCTCCCAGCCTTTCTAGAAAAAGTTCTTTTGGATCTTCCTGGCTTTTATCTTTTGCTTCCGCTACAGCTGTATCTCTTTTCAATAATTGTGCGTTTTCAGTGGCACTTCCAACAAAAAACTCAACGTTTTTATATGGCGTATTTTCAGTCAGCTTTGTAATTTCTTCTCTCGGTTCTACGTCGGCAGCCCTTGGATGGCGCATGTGCCTAAGGTACAGTCCTTGCGCTACTGCCCGCATTTGCCGAACTAGATCTCTACCTGCGTTTGTTGTTGTCAAGCTTTGAACATGTTCAGGATTTTTTGTATCCATTTTTCTAAATTGCTCTGTTTGCTCTGGCGCTAAAACCGAAAATATAGCTTGCATGTCTGATAAAAATTTAGCGTCTCCTAGAGAAGGATCTCTGCTTGACTGTCTTCCAAAGTCTTTTAGCTTTTGAAGGATTCGCAATTTTCCAATTATTGGTCCAAGGCGACGAGCTAGTGGCACATCTTCCTCTTTTGCTTGCTGCCTTGCTTCAACAACAGCCTCATTAGGCCTGTCTCTCGTAGCCACGTTAAACATTTCGGCAATTGCAGGGTTTTCTAAGTATTTATGACCTTTTGTATCAGCCATGAAAGTAGAAATTTGCTCAGCCATCGCTCTGTTTTTTGGATCTTTAGCGGCTGCTTTTAAATAACTTTCTACTGATGCCGTGTCACCAAAGTCTGTGTACCTTAGCATGTTTGCCATGCCTGGAGTCACGCCGCCAATAAGTTTTAAAGCTTTTTCCCTAGCTTTAGGATCTCCTATAGCAGTTGCTAGTAATTGCTTTAATCCTTTGTTGTCTCCTTGAAATTTTTGAAACTTAGCAATTAATTTGTCTAGCGGACTTCTATCGGACCGGTCGCGGGGTTTGTCTGACGCAGTAACCATTGCCGCGGCCGGATCGTAGTTTACTGCGTTGTCCTGCCTGTTTCCGGATTGTAGATGCCTCAAAGGATCTAGTCCAGCAGCTATTTCTGCTTGATATTGAGACCTGCGAATAAGTTCCGCGGTTGTAAGACTTTTTTCAGGCGCTCGCAAAATACGGTCTATTTCTTCTCTTTGTTCCTCAAGGTTAACATGCTCACCTGCTGAATAAGTTCCCGAACGGTACGTAAATTCTCCTGGTCGTTCTTCTAAAGTAAAATCTCTGTCTGCTTGCTGTTGTTCAGCTAGCTTGTCACTGATCGATAAATCTTCACGAACGCCTGTATCGACAATCCCTTCTCTTTTGTGTCTTTGTACAACAGAGTCGTTATACGCTGGAGACGGCATACGGCCTAGTATAGCTTTTGCTAAACTACTTATACGGAATCTCAGTGTCTTGGCCATTGATATAGGGCTGACTGTAGAAGCTTGGTTGCGTGAGTTTTCTAAGTGATCAGTTGTCCCCATTACCCGCGCAATTCTATCGGCCATTCCTCCAGAAGTGTGCAGTATTGGTAAATTCTGTCTCAATGCATCAGGAGCACTGACAAGAGTGTCTACTGACGGAACGTCTTCTCCTCCTTCTGCTAAGGCAGGTACTAGAACCGGTCTTAAAAGTTTCGAAAGCATTGAAAACTGTCCAAACGAATCCGTGCTTTTAAATTCTTTAGATCTTGATAATGTTCTAACTCTCGCTAACATCCGCTTGCTTAATTTAGAAAGCATTGGCGACGCAGCTTCCATTTCTAGAGCCAAGGCTCTATTTGGATTTTTAGGGTCGTAGGCATTAGCGTAATCCAAAATAGGGAAACCAGAATACTCGGCTTGCTCAAGTAGCTGTATACTGGAAAAGAAATTTTTTAATTGACTTAACGGGCTTGGCAGTTCTCGTGCTTTTCTTGGATCTACTTTTCCATCTTTATCTGTAATATTGCGTGCTGTTTGCAAGCCTTGAGTAAAATTTTGATACTTGGAACTGCCGCCAATTAAACCAAATCCTGCCAATATACTGTCAGTAAATTTGTATTTATTTTGTTTAATTTCCTCGTCTACTTTTAGTTGACTTTCCAGACCGTCATCTAAAGGTAATCCTTCTCGATTATTTTGAGCGATTACTTGCAAAGGTGTAGGAGAATCAAAAAGCACAGGCATATCAGCTCTTCCAAGACGTCTTAGATAGTTTAATGCCCTGTTCGCCACAGGTCGAACATTTGTCACCATATCGCGAAACGAATCACGTCCAAATCCGTAACCAGCAACGCGCGTAATCATTTCTTCAGGATCGTTTTCTATCCCAGTGATACTTGCTTTCGGATTTGCAATCATATCTGCAGGTACGGGTCTTGTAGGTTGGATAACTACTGAAGAAGGCCCTGCTGGCACATCTTCTTCTTTATAAGGCTCAAAAGAGATTTGCCTTGCTCTTGGATTAGTTACTTGTCTTTTTATTCTATCGGGTAAGTCTTTAAAGCTCCATCCTTCTTTAGCTTCCCACGCCGCAATTCCCTCAGGTGTGCTAAAATCAGGCTTGCTTACCGAGGTTACTCGATACCGTGATCCGGGCAACTCTGGAATTTCTATTATTTGACCAGGTTTATAACCCCCACCAGCTCGAGTCGTAGCTGTTCTAATTCCTTGTTCAACAAGCTGAGATGTAGTTGTTCCAGTTAGGTATCTAGCTTTTAAATCTTCTCTCAATTGACTCTGAGCCATGCTATACTTCATCGGCATTGTTGCGTCTGTTGGTCTAGATCTACCTAAATTAGGATTTAACGCCAGAGCTTGCTTCTGTATATAATTTTCTATATCTTGCGGCGTGTTGCGAACATCCTTATCATTTTCATCTCTTTGGAGATACCCATCCGGCATGTGCACATCCGCGTTTAATCCTAAAGCAGCCGCAGCAACAGATCCGGCAATGTCTGTTCCAGTTTGCCCACCTGACACAATTGTACTTAACTGTGGATACTGAGCTTTGACTATTTTTAAAATATCATAAACGTTTCGATTAACTTGATCTTGAGAAACTCCCGCTTTTTTCCAAGCCGGCATAGCATTTCCTGAAACATTAAGAGAAGTGGCGCTTGTCGCTTTTAGAGATTCTACTAACCTAGCTGCTATTTGTTCGTTACTTTGTCCCTCGTCACTTACTAAAACTCCGCCAGCCGCTTTTACAGCCGACGCTGTTTTTCTTTCTCCAGGGGTTGCATGGTCAGCTGCGTAAGACAGTGTTACTGGAGCGGCCGCAGCGTTTCTCTCTGTCCTGCGCGGATACGATCCCCCAGTGCTTACACTTACCAATCCTCTAGTTGTTGATGGACCTACTTGAACTACAGTAGGCTTTTCGTCAAGTTTTGCATATGCTCTTTGTTCAGCTCGAGCAGCAGCTAAAGCTTTGCCAGCTTCTTTTCTGGATTCTGGAGTTCCTGCTACAGCGTACTCTTCTTCAGCTCTTTTTACTCTTTTTTCTAGATCGTCTTTAACTCTTTGATGAAGAATGCCTGCTAACGATGTCTCACTTTCTTTTCGAGTAACTCCATCAGGAGTAAACAAATTTTGAAATATTTCTTTTACATTCAATCCCCGCAGCATTCTAATTTGATCTTGTGTAGATGCACCGCTACTTGCTTGTAGCTTTTCGGCTAAAAACGCAGCAAAAATACCTGCAAATGCATTTTGAGCTGTTGGTCCACCAAACACGCCCAATGATTTACCTTCTCTACCGATGGCTCCTCTTGCCGTTGTATCTGTAGAAGCTCCTTGTACTAGGGGACCAAACCTTGACAAAGCGGCCATTATAGATCTTGGAATCTTTGATGAAAGATTTGTTCCGGCTGCTGCAGGGTTTGTGGTCGGACTTACAACTCTACCTGACCTCAAATCTTGAATTGCGTTCTGTAAAATTGAGTCCATTGTCCGAGTAATGTCGTAATCAACCCCTTCTTGGAAAAGTTGATCAGTTGCTGCCGACTCCATGTAACCTCGTGATATGTCTTGCCCTACACGTAAGTCTTCGTTAGTTCCTTTCCCTACTCGAATTCCAAGTCTGGTTTTAACAGAGTCTTTAAATTTTCCCCACGTATTGTGCAAAGACCTTCTTCTCGCTCTGCCAGAAGCCCGTTGTTCAGCACCTGCTGTAAGAGAGTCTCCGAATCCTTCACCGTCGTCTCCAGAACCAGGCCTTTCAACATAGTTTACTTTGCCTCCATAACCCATTTCATTTTCAAAACCAACGTCAGATAACTGACTTCTCTGAACAACCGGACGAGCAACTGCTTTTCTAACCATCTGTTTGACAGTTCCTAGAACCTGCCTAAACGACTGTATATTGCCCATTCTCTTAGTTGCTTGTTGGCCCGCTGCCATGAAACCGTCACCAATATCCGCTACAACAGTAGTCAAAGCTTCTTCAAACGCATCGACTATCGCACTCACCGGGCTTCCTGGTTTTATACTCTGAAGTAAACCGGCGCCTCGGTTACTTCCGGCAGCAGTTTGTTTTTGCGCAATTGAGCGGATTAACGCTCTCATCTGAGATATTTCTGGCTTAGAAAGTGCGTTAACATCTGAAGTTTCTGTAAGAACGTTCGATCTTTTTGGAGAAGGCCCTTCTCCTTTGTAAAGCCCAAAAGTATTAGGAGTTGTTATACCATATTGTCCCGGCAAATCAGGTTCTTTTGCGGTTGACGATCTTGATCCTCTAGGAGCAGCTCCAGAAGGTCTTGCGGCAGTCGTGACAGCGTTTGCTTGCTTCGCTGCATTTGCTTCTTGCTGCATTAAAGCAATACGCTCTTTAATTAACTGATTAAGTCTTTCGTTTGAAGCTATCGCTTCTTCGACGTCCTCAACACGAATTTGGGCCTGTCGTTCTGATTTTCGACCTATAACTTCTCCGGTTTTGGAGTCTTTTACTGTAGGCTCTAAATCTTTAGTGTTAATTCCAACACTGTCTAAAAGTTTTTTAGCTTCTGGGACTGTCTGAATAATATCATTCAGCATAGTCAACAAGCTTTCTAACTTAGAAATATAGCTGTCTGACATGTATTACACCTACATAAACATTTCAAAGATTGCAGCTTCTTTTTTAAGATCTGCATCTTCTTGTTCTTTTATTTTCTTTAATTTTCTACGAATACTAGCATCAACAGCGTGTTGTTTCGCGCTGACTAAAGCGTTCATTTCTAAATGCGTTAAACGCCCTATCTTTTGGGCGTTTAACGCGGTCATCTGATGGTCAACTAGAAAATGATCAATCCACATTCCTAGTTCTTGATGACTGTTATTGCAAGTCTTAATCAGATGATGAATCCCCTCCAGACGGCTCAGGCTCACGTAAGGCGTTGTCCTTGTTGAGTGCCTCGATGTATTTATCGAAAGCATCCTTCGATACTTTTCCAAGCGTCCAAATGTTTTCTGCAAGCTCACGGACAACCTCCCCATTCGCGTCAAGTAATTTTTTCGCCTGAGCCGAGTTCAATTTTGGGCGAATTAATCCTTCAACAATTGTGTTTATTGTAAACTCAATTGTATCAGTTTCCCCTGATTTTTGCGAAAGCGTGTTGATCTTCTCCATCTGAGCATAGCTCAGAGCACGAATTCTCAACCGTTTCTTCAAACCCTTGATTGTGAGGTCTACTTCAAGAAGCGAATCATCAGTGAGTAAGTCATCGACATTCTCGTAATATTCCCCAGAACCAAATGCGTAATCTAGCATAACAGTCTCCTTTAAATAAAAAAATAAACCCTCTCCGATAACATTTTATCAGAGAGGGTTGCATTTGACAAGCACTTACAATTAATTATTAAGCGTCTTAGTCGGTGTAGTCGCTGCCAGTTGAGGTGTCGACTGTGAAGCCACCATTGTCCATGAAGTCGAACGATACAGTCACCTGATCGTTTGCGGCGTTCGTGAGCTGGTAACCAGTCAAGATAGCTGAAGGAATGACCATGGTGTAGCCGCCCTTCGAAACAAGCTTAACGCCGATGTATTCACCGGAGTTTGAGATGTTGATCAAACGAGTGTGAGTCGTCTGCTGGTCGATCGGAAGCGTTACTTGAAACGAACCGTTAACACGCTTCGTGGTGGTGAACGTGTACATCTTACCGTTGTCGTTTAAGAAAGGACCGGCGTCGACCTGTTGGGTCTGCAAAGAAGCCTGCCACTGTGAAACAAACTTAACGTTGTCGTAGGCAGTGCCTGCGGCATTCTTAATCTTTAAATAACCCTCAATACCTTTAACAATTGCCATTGAAGTAGTTCTCCTAATTTAGATTTGGTATTACTATAAATCCGGCGTAGTCGTAGAAGTCAAACGAGATTGTGACTCGGTCGTTTGCCGCGTTTGTCAACTGATAACCGGACAGAAGAGCAGAGGGGATGATCATCTGATATCCACCTTTGCTTTTTAACTTGAGCTCGAAATATATCCCGCTGTTCGACAAGTTTATTAACTTGGTATGAACATTGGAACTTGAAGATTCTTGCGTAATCTGAAATGATCCCTGAACTCGTCGGCTAGTAGTAAAAGAATACATTTTGCCGTTGTCGTTTAAAAAGGGACCAGCGTCCACTTGTTGCGTTTGCAGTGACGCTTGCCACTGCTCAGCAAAAGGAACTTCTTCTTCGCCTAAATCGTGTTTTATAATAATCTGGCCTTCTACGCCTTTAACAATACTCATTGCTCACCTCGGAGTGATGAACGTTTCAAATCCTACTGCCGCTGTGTAGACAGCGGTTGTGTTTATTCTTTCAACTGGGAACGAGTAAGTTTTGTAAGGATAGAATTGCACATCGTACGGTATAGCAATATTAGCTATACCCGTTACAAGAATTGGATCAGAAAAGTTATTAACAAGTTCTCCTAACGAGTCTGCCGCACCGGCCAAACTATTAGAGATAGACCGCATAGTAACTATTCCTTTCCAAGCAGTCATGTTGAGCATGTTATAGCTGACGCCTAAACTACTGTCGCTCTGGTAAACCAGGTACGGGTACAGTGCTTCTGACGGAGCCACGTTAAAAAATACTCTTCCTGCGTATTGCCCAGAAATCTGAACAATTGCTCGTGCGATGATTCTCCATATATTCGGATAAAGCGCGTTAACTATCATTTTGTTCCTTGTTACTATTTCAAAATGCTACCAATTTGCTGATTGACGACTTTTTTAACACTCGCCTCAAGCTCTGCATCGGTAAGCTGTTGAAATTTTTTTTGAACCTGCTGAACAAGTTCTTTCATCATTCCCTTTACTTCAGAAAGCGTTGCTTTTTTTGTTGAATTATCGACCGCTTGTTCAATAATAACTTTTAAACTAGGTCCGTCAATTTTGCCAGACTTTATGATTAAACTGATTTCATTCGACATTTTATATAACTGCAGAATTGAATCGTCAATAAGCGCCGCTTTTAGCGGGTTCTGCACTGTGTCCTGATCAACCAGTTCTTCTCCAGTATCTTGCTTGACTTGCTGATTTATATTTTTAAACGTGTTCAATCGGTCATTAAATTTTTTGTTTTCTGATCTTTCTGATTGTTTATTGCGGCGATCAGTCATTCTGATTTCTTCTTCAGGACTAACGTCGTTAAGGGAGAACAAATACTCTTCCACATTTTTTAAAACTGTGTGTTCTACAATTTTGCCTAAATGCTTAGGAATGGAATTGTACTCTTCTTTGTATCTTTGAATCTTCTTTATAAGCTCTTGAATCATTTCTGTCGCTCGACTGAGATGATAAACGCCCCCATAAGCGAATGCTTGATGGGGACGTCTACTATATCGTATACAACGCTGTCAAATACTAACTTGTCTTTAGTCGCCACTTCAACGCTAAACGGAAGTTGGATTTTCGTGGTTTGCTGATTTTTTAAAATCTGCACATCCTCATCTTGATTCGTAAAGGACGATAGTGTTTTTCCTGACTTGTTAATTATGCGGCATTTTATATTTGTCTGCTCGGTGAACTGCTCTGTGTACTCACCGTCAATTGTTGAATATCCGGTAAATACTCTGAGTGTGCAACTGTCGAGCATAAACGATTCAGCTTGCTGACGTATGTAAAGAGCTGAACTAATCAGTGTCATCCTGTGCCGCCTTAATTCGAGCGTCAATCGCTTGAATCTTTTTAATCGGTTTGTTTTGGTTAACAGCTGCTTCGCGTACGCGCTGCAAAGTTGATAGAGCGGTAAGGGAGTAAAGGCGCTTGTTAAATTCAGTCATTGACTTCAATTCAACAATTTCATTAATTTCTTCGTCAGTTAAGAAGTTTGTAAGATCAGGTTGTAGATCAGCTTCGTTATACTCCTTAAGTAGTCCATTGACAAACAAACTTTTGTTCATTCGTTTGAACAGCTTGTCTTCTAACTCTGAATAAAGTTCAATAACTTCGTCTTCGTAAACAAACGCGGAGCGTCTTTTTGTGTCAAAGTCAAAACTTTCTTCTTGTGTTGAAAGAGTCCACCCGACATTTTTTGAACTATCGTGAGGGTCTACACGGTCTCCAGCAACAATGTGAACTGGGACTTTTGCGTACCGCTTGTAAATTGTCTCAAACGCTGGGTAAATATTGTTCTTAGCCATATCTTTTTCCTTTATTAGTATTAAACTACCTTAATAACGCCAATGTTTTCTGGCATGTCGACCACAAGGCCGTACTTCTGCCATGCGTGCAGTACATAGTCCGCAGGCTGAATCGTGGTATCAGTGTGCTCTTGATATTCGACGCCACCGTAAAGAAGAATTTCGCCAGCGTTCTGACCGATAACCAGAATCTGATTTTCGGGAAGAAGCGGTTCACGAGGCGTTGGCAGTTGATTACGAAATACTTGAGGCGTTTCGATAATAGGAATGCCTTTGTAAGTCGTAACTCTATTAGTATTCAAAAATTCAATAAGCTTTTCAGGAACTGGATACGCAATGTTGCTGCCGCCGCCAATATAGGAGTATTCGCGGAAACCGGAAAACTCATAAATAGGGCGAATTGCACGACGAACGCCGACAATGGCTTTAACGTCACCAGCAGTGTACATCACATTCTCAATAAGCTGATCAAGCTCAGTGTACTTAATTTTGTTAGTCTCGACATAGTGCGAAGGGGTGGCCGCGGTTGTCCAAGTCGAGGTAAGCAAGTTGAACACGCGTGCAACCAGCGTCTCGATGATGTCGTTCTGCAGTTGCTTTCTCATCATGTCTACCGTGATGTGAGAGCCCTCCTGAACATTCATCAAGGATTCGCGAACACCGCCAATCAATTGATCGAAGACAAAGCTGTGGAAGTCGCTAACAGTTGTTGGCTGACTGACCAAGTGCTGCGTGCCTGCGACCATTGACTGGACTGAGTACTTACCGCGACGCAGTCTTCGAATGGTCGGATCACCGACATTAACCTGCCGAGTAGGCATAAAAGCGTTAAAAATATCAAGACTGAGGAATTCTGGCTCAATCAACTGTACCAACATTTCAGCAAACGCTGATTTACCACCTGGAGTAGTTCCTGCCGTTTTGGCAAGTTCAGCTACACTTTTCAAAAGTTCTTTCTTATCCATTATTTACTCCTAGTGCATTATGATGTACAGCATGTCGGTATCTGGCTGATAACGATCAACTGTAGCAATCTTATAAGAATCGTTAGTGGTGTAGGTGAGCAAGCCGGAAGCACCGACAGCGACACCTGCGCCGGGTACCTTAATATCAGCCGAGCTGACAAAACAATCTGCAGTAATGCCGACCTTGCCGTGATGGAGAGCAACAAGCTCACCGCTGTACATGATAGGCTGGCGCCACATGGAACGAGGGACTAAGTACATCTTCTTTTCCAGAATCGGGTCGCCGTAAAGATTACCGTTATTCAGATTGTAACTCTGAGTACGAGGAGCCGTGTACCAATCGGCATACGTTGGACGAGGGAAAGAATCAGGCGGGAAGAAAGCAATGAAAACGCCATAACGTGTGTTTGCTGATGCATACGTCACATTTGGCAAATCGTTGCGAACTCCCGAAGCGCCGACCACAACGGCACGCCCTTCCATAATTTCGGAAGCGGCGACACCTTGGCGGCTGTACTGTGTAGTTACGATAACTGCCATTTAATTATCCTCTTTTAAATTTAGACTGTAGTCTAGGATTTGTTTTTTAGCAAACGCTTTAGGCCTTCTGCTAAAATTCTTGATTGTTGTTTTTCTGCCTGTAGTTTTTCCGAAATAGTTAGACCCATCCAGTAAGCTTGAGCTTCTTCAGCTGTTTCAAAACACTGCATAGGTTTTTCGTCACCTTCTCGGTATACGCAGTAATCGAAGACTCGATTTTCATTTTCTCGGTATTCGTACGGCATTAACTACCTACTTATCTTCTTTTTTAAGTTTTTTAAGTTGCTCTGCTAACTCCCGCGGAGTTAACGGTTTGTTGTAATCTCCACGAGGTTCGGGAATCACAGAGTTGTTTGCGGAAGCGCTTGCTTCTTGCTTAGGCTTAGCAGGCACACTCTTTTGAAAATCTTCAACAATTTTTGAAAGAATGCTGTCTTCCAGAGACAGGTAAAAATCAAGTTTTTCGGAAATTTCACTTTCGCTGAAAATAGCAGAAAGCTTCCGAGTTACTTCATTTTTCCGGGCTTCGGCTTTGGCGCGTTGCTCGGCTTCTTCATAGGTTTTGATTTGGATCCGTAACTCATTGAGTTCCTCCTCTTTTTTTGAGAGTGACATAGTCAATTCATCAAGCTGTTGTTTATATTCTTCCATTTTTTCCTTCTCTTCTGCTACTGAAAGCAAAGGTGTTCTGTCTCCGTAGGCAGGATTGTCGACAATACATGTACCAGCAAACGTAATATCGTTTAACCAGCGTATACCGTCGATTTCTTCCGCAGACGTGTAGTAAACCTCCCAAGAAGTTCCTATAAATTCACTTTCTTCGGCGCGTGATTTAAGCAAGTCATAAACTGCAGGATATTCATCTTTCCAGATAAATGCTCTTCCTTTAATAACGTCACGGCCTTGGTAAGTATCAGCAAATGCTTCGACAATAGCCCCAACAGGCTTAGCTCCGGCGTGACCGCCAAAACCAGCCGAAGAAGATGCTATTTTTATAGGAGTAAATCGAGAGGTTCGAATGACGTTGTTTATTTCTGATTTTTTAATTCCTTCGCTATTAGCGTTAGGCTCGAAATCAGTCAAGACAACTTCGATTTCTTTAATGAAAGGATGATCAATGTTTGAAACTTCTGCAAGTCTTAAACCACCTTTCAATGATGCCGAACTTTTTTTGTCAGCTGCGTCCATTTGTCTTACTAAACGAGCAAACCAAGATCGACCGGAAGCCCCTCCCCAAAGTAACCAAGATACCCAAGCAGGAGAATCTTTTGGAGCATTCGCAAATCTAGCGTTTCTTCCAAAAAATCTATTGCCCATTCTTGCTCTTTCAGGACTTACCGAATCTCCAGACACATACTTTCTTGCCCAACCGACTGTAGCAGGTTCTAGTCCACCTCCGCTTAGTCCTTCCTCATGAAGAGCAAGTCCACGCTTTGCAGCAGATTTTACTCCTGCTGGGGGAGAAAAACTAATATTGGCGTATTTGGCAGCAGAGTATGTTTGGTTGTTTGTCTCGTCCTCCTCAGTTTCATTAGATTCTTCTATATCTGGAAGATCCGGAATTTGCAATTCTTCGTTTTCAATTACCCAGAATTTACAAATAGCCTCGTCTTCTAAAACACCTCGAACGACTGAACAGCTTTTACTATCTTTTGCGTAGAAAGCGCAGTTTCCACATACAATTCCCTTAGCCTTAAAAGGATTAAGACTGGCTGGAGTGTAGTGAGATCCCTCACTGTCAATACCTTGACCAAACTTTCCGAACTCGTCAACTATCTCTAATAGCTCCTGTACTAGCTCTTGTTGACGCGGGCTAAGATACTCATTTTCATCTTCCATTAAGCACCTCTGACCAAGTGCATTGAAAACGAGCCTACTGCTGTTTCGTCTAACGTAAACGCAATAATAAACCCGTTAACAGGACTTGCTAAAATTGGAACACTGTAAATACCGCCAGAAACAGCAACAGGATCGGGAAAAAATCCGTATCGGGTTTCTGCGTAAAGTTCGTATGAGTTAATAAGCAAATCATCATCGAGAAATCCCAGATCTGCGTAAATTTTTAATGTTCCAGCTGCGGCAGATTTTATGGAAAATGAAAGCTTTCTCCATCCAGATCTAATCATCGGCACATACACAAAACGAGTGCCTAAACGAGCAGTATCAAAGAAATCGCCACTTGAAACGATAGGAGCCATTGTGTACTGATCAAAGCTGTCTTCGCTAACGTAGATATCGTCATAACCGTCAGAAAACGAAGGAACAAGTTCGTTTACTCTTCCGTCTCCGGCAGTCTTTAAACCGCCTTTTACAGTAGTTCTTAGAACAGACAGCTCCGTATCTAAAAGCTCAATTCCACTGTTTTCGATGGCTTCAGAGTAGTAAGCTCCTCCCATAGGAAAAACAGTTTGACCGTTATTGAAAGTCTTTATGTAAGACCCGTCCATAATTACAGAAACAGGAACCGGTGCGTCAGAGGTACCTATTGGATTTCCGCTAGCAGTAGTCATTACAAACTGCTGATAATGAGTTGTTGTTAATCCTCCAGTAATTTCTATAGTACCGATAGTCGTTGTTGTATTCGACGGTATATTAATTGCCATAGTCTTCCTCCATTATACTCTCTATACTTGTCAATAATTTTTTGTCAATTTTATTCGGTTAATGATTGCGCGAACACTTTCTCGAGAAACAGACAAACCAGCCGAATTACAAGCTTTAGTTATTTTTCTAACTGACTGATCTTCGGTATAAATAGACTGAATAAATGATTCAATTAACGGAGTTGTTTTCGGTCTTCCTCTAGGTCTTGAAGCTCCAAAATAAGATTTATAGTCTTTGCTTATAAAATCTACATCATAGTTTGCAGACTCCGCTTTTGTTATTCTTTTTTGAACTTGTTCTAGTCTAACGAATTCAGAAAACCATTCTTCAGAGACGTAAGGATTATACATGTTGCGGCAAAAAGCGCAAAGAAAATCGTTAGGTGCCTTTCTATTATCACAAAACAAACATTTTACATATCTCATAAATCACCGCTTGACAAATTAAAATAGGCATATTTACCCACAATCATAATAACATACAAGCTAGTTGTTTTAACGCAATCAAGCTTATTCTAATCAAACTCTAATATAAAGGAGAAAATCTGCTTGTATAATTAACAAAGAGAAAAAAAAAAAGAAAGCATATGTTTACATATTAAGTTTATGTACTTATGTTTTTCTTTTTTTTTATTATTGATTATATCTATAAGCTATGTTACAATGTTCTTGGTTTAATATTATCTAGGTGGAGGAAAAAATGGAAGAAAACTTAATGGACTGGGATCAGTATCAGGCTTTTATTCGAACTACTAAAAAGTATGATGAGCGTTTTAAGCTTATTTATCCTGTTTTAGGCCTTGCTTCTGAGGCAGGGGAAGTAGCGGGTAAGCTTAAGAAGATTTTTCGAGACCACGGAGGACACGTTGACGAGCTTCAACGTAATAGACTGATTGACGAGCTTTCTGATGTTCTTTGGTACGTTACCGCTTGTGTTGACGACCTTGACTTCACTCTAGAAGAACTTGCTAAGTACAATGCGGCTAAACTTTCTGAAAGAATGCAGAAAGGAACAATCCAAGGGGACGGCGATAATCGATGAAGTTTACTGTGTACGAATGGGTGGAGAGCAACGGAAACTTTCGCATAAAGTTTACCGTTGCTTCTAACAAACAAGACAGATTAGAGCCATACGATATAACAATTCCGTTTACTGGGGAGGACCCTCAGCTGTTTATGAGCAAACTGCGGAATTACATGGTTTCGCATGTTTCGTATATTGATAATTTAAAAGCCGCTAAAAATGTACTCAGCGGCTTTACGTTTACAGACCCGACTGTTCATTACTACGAGAATATAGGAGATAACGATGTTACTTAGTAAGTCATTTTTAAACAAATTTGAAGACAACCCACAATGGCCGAGCTTGCTCGGTCAGTTTGTCTATCTGCGTACTTATAGTCGGTATTTGCCAAGCAAACGACGACGAGAAACCTGGAAAGAGACTGTTACTCGTGTTGTTGAGTACAGTATGAGTCTCGATACGATGACAGACCGACAGCGTCAAGAAATTGAAGCACGTGATCTTTTTGAGGCTATGTATAATCTTTCAGTTTTTCCAGCGGGCCGCACGTTGTGGACCGGTGGTACTGAAGCTGCTAAAAAATACCCGCTTTCAAACTTTAACTGCTCATTCATGATTGTTGATGACGTTCAGGCATTTCTGGACGCGTTTTATCTAATGATGCTCGGAACTGGCGTGGGTTTTCGCGTACTGCCGCAAGACGTCGTTAAATTTCCGCCATTGATCACCGGCGTAACCATTGAGCACAAAGAATACAATGCTAAGCGCAAAGCAAACCGCGAAGAATTGTCGCGATATGCTATTGATGGCGATGTAATGCATCTTTCAATAGGTGACAGTAAAGAAGGCTGGGTCTGGGGCTTAGAAGCTATTTTTGAAGCCTTCTTTCAAGGTTACAAGAAGATTGTTGTTGACTACGACAGCGTTCGTCCTGCGGGTGAACAGCTAAAAACATTTGGCGGTCGTGCTAGCGGTCATGAAGCATTGCGCGATATGTATGAAAAGATTGTCAAAGTGCTGAACGAAGGCACTGACCGTCTTTCGACGCTGCAGGCTATGGATGTAATGAATTTAATTGGCGAGGCAGTCGTTGTCGGCGGTGTTCGACGGTCTTCTGAAATTACTCTGTTTGACATTAATGATACTGCTGTTCTCGACGCAAAAGTCGACCTCTGGTCCGATCCCGCCAAAGAAGACAAGCGGTTTCGCTCAATGAGTAACAATTCTGTTTACTTTACTGAGAAACCTACCAAAGAGCAGCTTACGCAGCTGTTCAGCCGTATCCTGAATAACGGTGAGCCGGGTTTCATTAACGCCGAGGCCGCAGCAAAACGCCGTCCTTGGTACGCTGGTACAAATCCTTGTGCTGAAATTCTTTTGGCCGACAACGGTGTGTGTAATCTTAGCGAAATTAACGTTCGTAACTTTGTCAAGAGCGATGAGTACGGCGGTTACCTCAATATGATCGAGCTTGAGCGGGCAGTGGTGCAGGCCACGCGTCTCGGAGTTCGTATGGCCACACTCGAGCTTGAGCTTCCTCATTGGAATAAAGTACAGCAGCGAGATCGATTGACCGGAGTCAGTCTGACTGGTTATGTTGAAGCATTTGACGCGCTTGGTGTCTCGACTACCTCAGAAGACTCGAACGCTATTCGCACCATCGACCGAGATGGTGCAGGCCGCTCACGTTTGAAATTTTACACGTTGCGTGAAATTTTAGCAATTATGAATACGGTTGCTCAAGAAGCAGCTTCGGGGTACGCTGAAAAACTACGTATTCCGGCACCGCTTCTGGTTACGACTGTTAAGCCGTCAGGCACAATTGCTCAACTTCCAACAGTGTCGAGCGGTGCTCACGCGTCATACGCCCCGTACTATGTTCGTCGTGTACGAATCTCTTCGAAAGATCCACTGGCTCAAGCTATGCGCGAATCGGGATACCCAATCTTCCCTGAAGCCACATCATGCATGCCTGAGGTTTTTGCTGCCATGAGCGATGCAGATAAAGAAGCAACGCTTAAAAGCGCGCTGACTTGGGTTGTTGAATTTCCGATTAAAACGTCGGCTAAGAAGGCGTCGGCAACTGAGAGTGCGGTTGAGCAGCTTAATCGTTACTTTATTTTGCAGAAGTACTGGACCGATCACAACACATCGATTACGGTGACTTTCAGTCCAGAAGAAGTTAACGACATTATTGATTTACTGCTTAGTAAGTGGGAGAACTACATTGGTGTGTCATTCCTTCCAAAGTTTACGACTGCTTATCCGTTGATGCCGTACGAGGCAATCGACGAACTCGAGTACGAGCGCCGGTTGGCCGGGGTCGCGGGTGTAACAGGCTCGTCTATCATTGAACTTCTTGAGAAACACGAGAATGTTGAAGTTGACGATGACCTGGGAACTGACTGTGAAGGCGGCGCCTGTCCAATCCGGTGACAATTAATTAAGGACATTAGTAGCAGATACTGTATAGTTTTATGCAGTATTTGCTACTGTTTGGAGGATAAATGGCTAAGAATCGAAGGTTTGACGAGATTTTAAAAGATTATTCGGATAAATATGACTTAGCGACTCTATCTTCTCCGAATGACAAAGCCAACTTAGAAATGCTTATCAACAATCAAATTATTGTTGAAAGTGTTCAATCAAAACTGCAAGAGCTTACCCAAGACGATCCTGTTGAGAACATTGACATGATCCAGCGGCTTAGTTCTTCTTTAAAAGACATCATTGAAAGGAACTTACAGCTGGAAAGAGCTTTGGCTCTTGATAGGAAAACAAGAAACCAGAACAACTCGGAATCAATTGCGGAGTATTTAGTAAATCTAAAACAAACCGCTCAAGATTTTCTAGAACGTCGGCTTGTTAAGCTATACTGCCCAGACTGCAAAATACTTCTTTCTAGATTCTCCATTGTGCACGATCATAGCTTTTTCGACATTCGTGTTAACTGTAACCAGTGCAATAAACTTGTAACGGCGAGCAGAGAAGAAAAAGATATATTCTTTGACATCAAAGACGCAAGCTGGAGAAGAAAGCATAGGTACACGGTGAAGCAGTCTAAGGCTGCGGAGAGTACAGAGTCCGATATTGAAGACGACTTAATTCTTGGTGAAGACTCCGAGGGAGAGGAAGACAATGCTGAAAGCCAAAATTGAAGACGCTGATTTAGCGTTTTTAGAGATTATCGAAGATCCTGTTTGGTTAAACGAGTTTCTTCGCTCCACTAACAATGGCGACATGAACAAAGTCAACTGGTCTCACCAGGAATTTACATTTCGTCCCTACCAAAAAGAAATTTTAACTGATCAAAGCAAGCACATCGTCATTACTGGTGGAAGAGCTATTGGAAAGTGCCAGCCGGCATCTGCTCGAGTTTACACCAGTGCGGGTTATGTTCCGATATCGCATCTTCTAAAGCAACCTTCTTTTGTAACTTACGGATACTCCACAAATGGAGCGTTTACTCAGCGTCGAGCCTTTCTGAGAAAGGACAAATGGAAGAAGTGCTACTCAATCATTACGCAAAGCGGTCAGCAAGTAAAAACTACTGACGTTCATCCAATACTAACTCCTCGAGGCTTTGTGCTGATGGGGGATTTAGTTGTTGGCGACTTAGTTGCAGTTATGAATCGACTTCCCACGGATCACTGCGTATACAACACGCTGAGCTGGGCAGAACTTAGAATACTAGGGTACTTAGCTACCGGAAGCGTTTATTTTAAACCGTCTGGTGCAATTATTCCAAAATATAGAAAAATCGAGGTAGAGCTTCAAGAAATAGCATCAAAGCTTTTTCTGGATTACCGCAAAGACGACACTGGAAAGATTTTTATCGAGCGCACTAAGGCTGGCGGAGTACGTCATTACATTAATCAACTAAAGATTGAATTAGGCGCCTTTGGGAAGGATTATCGCAGAGTCTTTAAGCTTGACTGGCTAAAGACGCAAAAACTCGATAATATTCGCACATTTATCGAGGCTGCCTATGGCCAGCATGGCAATCTATCACTAGACTCCGTAAAGATTAAACTCTTTAATAAAAAATATGTTCAAGACTGGCAGGAACTTTTACTTTACTTCGGTGTTCGAACAAAAACGTCGAAAGTAGCTGATTGTGCAGACGAGCACCATATTTTTGATATTGACGACTCGCAATGGGTCGTCGAAACGTACGATAAAAGCGCTGCTCACGCTTTCTGGACAAACTTTAAAGTTCCTGGAGTTTCAGTAAGTCTGAAAGAAACTTACGAACCGCCTTTAGAGTGGTATACATGGGAGCCCATTGTCTTTAAGCAAAAACATGGTATGCAGTTAACATACTCTGTTCATGTTTATCAAGACGAGACATATATAAGCGAAAACATTATTGTGCACAACTCGGTAATCCTTGAAGATCTTTTAACGTATCAAGTTTTAAACTCTGGAGTTGAGTTCCCTGTAACTTCGGAGCAGCTTTTGGTTACTCCGAATACTAGTCAGATGACTCCCTTACTCGATAGACTTATTATCAAGTTTACTACTTCTCCGTTCTTAAAAGACTTTCTAAACAACAACGTCAACAGATCCAAAGGAACGTTAGACTTTCAATTAGGTTCTAGACGGCATAGATTAAACGCGCGTATTGCTGGTAGCCGCGGAGAGAACAACTTGGTCGGTCTGCACATACCAAAAATTACTGGAGACGAGTTTCAACTTTTTCCAATGACTGCTTTTGATCAAATGCAACCGACACTAAATACTTGGGAACCTCGTGTTCAAGAACTCTATACCGGAGTTCCAAATGGAATGCGAAATACAGCTCTTTATGTCCTAGACGTAAAAACACCTAAATTTAAAAAATACCGAATACCTGCGCCAAACAACCCCTACTTTACAAAAGCTGACTGGGAAGACGCAATTATTAAATTTGGCGGAGAATCTTCAGATACGTTTCAACAGCTTGTACTTGGAAAGCATGGTTCGCCGTCTTTTCAAGTTATATCGAGAGACCAGATGAAGCTTACTCCTATAGATTTCTATTCCTTTCGATACACAGCTTCCGATAAGGAAAAGGGAAAACAGTACGCAGAGGCACTTCCTATTGTAAAACTAAAAAACGTAGAAAGTACTCTGTTGGCCATCGACCCTGGTTTTAGCGACCCCACAATTATTCAATTAATGGGCCTGAGTGAAGGATCCTGGAAGTGTCTTGCTCGTTACCGGCTTCAGCGAATTGACTATCCAGAGCAGGAACAGATTATTGACTATTTGGCTCGCTCGTACAATGTTTCTAAAATTTCAATAGACATCGGTGCCGGTGGCGGCGGTGCGGGCATTATGCAGAGTTTGAGAACTCGTCCTGAGTACTCCTCGTTTGACTACGAAACCAGAATGGAAGGTGTTCAATTTAATGAAAAAGTGAACATAGCCAGCTTAGACAATAATCTTGAAATAACTGAATCCTTTAAAGCTTGGGCAACTGGCGAGCTTATTAAATACATTGCCAGTGGGTTTTTGGTATTCTCGGAAATAGACGCAGAGGGTGTTTCTCAACTTGAGAGAGTAGCGCGGCAGAAAAGAACTTCCGGTCACATGCATTACTATGTTGTTTCCACAAGAGGACATGGAGAAAGCAACGATGACCACATCTACGCAAGTTATCTTTGTTTTGTCGGCGCTTTAAGGTCAGCCGTCCCTGCGCCAAAACCTTTGGCTATTGGTCGAGCTTCGTCGCATTTCACAGTGAGGTAAAAGATGGATAAACCACTTTCTAAAACAGTAGCAGGTTACACACCTAATCCGATATTTACGTACAATTTAAATACGGTTGGCTACTACGATCCTTTGACTCGTCCTTTCGATAACAGCAAAAAATACAGCTATCACGAGATAGTCAAGTACTGCCGCTACTTTTACGAAAAAGACACAATTGCTAGAACGGTAATTAACCGAATGGTTAATCTAGCGATTACACGGTTGAGAAACCAAAAAGAAGAAAAAGACGTTAACTCAGCTTTTTTTGATGCAATCGCTGAAAGAATTCAGCCGTTTTTAAAACACATGGCCACTGAGTACTTTGTTAATGGAATTGTGGTTCCTGCGTTTACATATAAAACTATTATGATGAATAAGTTAGACCCTTCTCTAGGGCGTAAGCGTGTCGAGATTCCAGATCAGTTCTGGGTCCGAAATGCGGCTAACATACAGCTTCGTAAACGACCTACCAGCATGCAAAGAGCGGTTTATCTGGAACTTCCACAAGACGAGATAATGTTTATTATAAACAAGGGCAAAAGATCCGACGGCACTGACGACACCGCTGCATATAAGGAACTACTTAAGCAGTTTCCAGAATATGTTCGAGCAGTTCAAGAAGGTCAGCGAACTTTTCCTCTTGAGGATGCGAATCCAATCTACTGCGACATAACCTCGTATAACGATTATCCCTTGCCTTACTTGCAAAACGCTTTGTCGGCCATGCAACATAAAGAATACTTGAAACTGATGGACAAGACAATTGTATCTCGCTCTATCGAGCTTCTTAGGCAGATTAAAGTAGGTAGCGACGAGTTTCCTGCTACTGATGATGACATTGCGGCTACTCAGCTGGCAATTGCAGAAGCAGCTGCTTCAGGTGA